AAGACAGCTAGAAATACTAATGATTTAGGCGATAATGTCTATAGTTAAGGATCCAAAATAATATGAGTTGGAAGAAATTTTTTACACCAGTACCGGCTTCAGGCACAAGTCGTAGTGCCGTAGGTAGTGGTCTTACCAGTGCAGGTATGGGTCCAGCTAAAACCAACTATAGCAGTTACTTACCCGATGTATATTCAGGCAGTCCAAACCGTATTGAACGTTATAATCAATACGAAACAATGGATGCTGACCCAGAAGTTAATGCGGCATTAGACATTTTAGCAGAGTTTACTACACAAAAAGAAAAAAACGGACACAGTGCCTTTACAATTGACTGGCGCAGTAAAGCTACTAACTCGGAAATCAAAATCCTTGGTGAATATTTGAATCAATGGAGTAAACTACAACAGTTTGACGTTCGTATTTTCCGTATCTTACGTAATACATTCAAGTATGGCGATGCATTTTTTATTCGTGATCCAGAAAATCAAAAGTGGACTTATATTGATCCTAACAAGATTGTTAAGATTATTGCTAACGAAAGCGAAGGTAAGAAACCTGAACAGTATGTTATTCGTGATTTAAATCCTAACTTTATGAATCTAGTGACTACACAGATTAGTCCTAACAATCAAAGTTCTAATAGAGGCGGAGCAAGTACACCTTATTCAGGTGGAGGCGGCGTTGCGGCTCGCGGACAAGCTAACGTTGCTATCAGTTCTGCTGGTAGTCGCTTTGATAAAAAAGACGGTGAGTATGCTATTGACGCAGAACACGTTATTCATTTGTCATTAAGCGAAGGTTTAGATAACAATTACCCATTTGGTAACAGCTTATTAGAAAATATCTTTAAAGTTTACAAACAAAAAGAACTACTAGAAGATGCTATCCTTATCTATCGTATACAACGTGCTCCTGAAAGACGTATATTTCATATCGATGTAGGTAATATGCCAAGTCATTTGGCTATGGCGTTTGTGGAAAGAGTCAAAGACCAGATCCACCAACGTAGAATTCCTAGCCAAAATGGTGGCGGGCAAAACGTTATTGATAGCGCATACAATCCTTTAAGCATTAACGAAGATTATTTCTTCCCTAAGAGTGCTGACGGACGTGGATCTGACGTTACTACATTACCAGGCGGTACTAACCTAGGCGAAATTGATGACTTAAAGTACTTTACTAACAAGTTATTCCGTGGTTTACGTATTCCAAGTAGCTATTTGCCAACAGGTGCAGACGATTCTAACTCAAGTTATAACGATGGTCGTGTTGGTACAGCCTATATTCAAGAGCTACGCTTTAACAAATACTGCGAACGCTTACAAAATTTAGTATCAAGAGTGTTTGATGAAGAGTTTAAACGTTACATTTATACTCGCGGCGTCAACGTAGATGCTACATTATTTGATTTAAAGTTTAATCCGCCATTGAACTTTGCTAGTTCACGTCAAGCAGGACTCGATGCAGAACGTATTAGTTCATTTACAACAGTGGCCGCACTTCCTTATGTAAGTCATCGTTTTGCATTGAAACGTTTCTTAGGTCTAAGCGACGACGAGATGGCAGAAAACGAACGTCTATGGGCTGAAGAACAAGGCCAAGGCAAGCCTACACATACTGATAGTGCTGGCGAATTACGTAGCGCAGGCCTATCTGCTGGTGGTATTGCTAACGATACTAACGATGAAGGTGATTTATCATCTCCAGACGGTATGGAAGGGCAAGAACAACCAGGAATGGAGTCCAATCCAGGTGCGGGGTTAGGCGGCGCGGCCGCACAAGCACCTACAACTCCACCGCCAGTCGCATAAATATAATATGATTCTTAGAGAACTATTTTACATTGATGCACAAACTCAACATGTTGCCAACGACATGCGTTACAACGCGGCTCGTGATGGCAGTGAGATGCATCGCAAAGATACTCGTAAGACAAGATTAACCTTACAACAGATTAATGAATTGCGTAAAGCAAGTGAAGCACACATATTAGAGCAGGAAACAGAGCTGGATTTTATTCACAGCATGTATGCAAAACCGCCTGAACCTGCTCCAGCATAAAAAAAATAGGTCAAAACGGCCTATTTTTGCTATATATCTGCACTATTTTTCACAGATAGTGTAAATATCTTACAGCCTTGTAATTACATTCACAGGAGATAAACATGACTGACCGTTCAAAATTTGAAGCCATGCTTGAGGCATTGATCAATGAAGATCAAGAAACAGCAAAAGAATTATTCCATAGCATCGTAGTAGCGAAGTCTCGCGAAATCTACGAAGAGCTATTAGAAAGCGACTTTGGAGCACCTAAGGAAGAAGAAGAAGGTGCTGACGATTCAGAAGATGATGGCGCAGAAGGCGGCGAAGAAGGTGATATCGGTGGCGACGCTACTGATGACTTTACTAGCGACGTTGAAAGCGATGCTGAAGATGAAGGCGAAAGCGAAGATTCAGGTGAAGACGAAGATGTAGAAGATCGTGTTCAAGACCTAGAAGACGCTTTAGAAGATCTAAAAGCAGAATTTGAACAGCTACTAGCTGGTGAAAAACACGAAGAAGAAACAGGCGGCGCTGGTGATCACGGCGGTGCATTAGATGACATGGAACCAGGAATGGGCGATGACGAAATGTCAGGCGAAGAAAACCCATTTGGTGGCGAAGAAGGTCCAGAAGAAGAACAAGACGAGTCAATGGGTGGCGAGAAAGTTATTCACCACGTACACCATGACGGTTCTGCCGCAATGGAATCATTAGACGCAGACGAACAACTAATTCGCGAATACGTAGAAAAAGTTGGCATGGATTGGGACTCAGCATCATACGGCGAAGGTAAGCCAGTAGGTGCTCAAGCTGGTTCAGTAACTGGTTCAGTTAATACATCAAGCCTAAAGTTCAACAAGAATGACATGGGCGGTACAGCTTCTAACATCGCTCAAGGCGGTTCAGAAAGCACAGTATACGCTAACAAAGGTAACTTGTCAGGCAATGCAGTACAAAAAGGTAATGTAGTTCCTAACCCAGATGCTAAAGGTAACATCAACGTTCCAGGCGGCAAAGCTGGTAAGACAGCATTTAAAACACAAGAGCCAGGACACGGCGCTGAAAAGAAAGGCGAGCGTCCAGGTAAGTTAGCTGGTGCTGGTACTGGTGAAGTTGGCGGACAGCGTGGTGAGCAATCAACACAAAGTACAATCCGTCCTTTGAAGAAATAAAAAGAGACTAAACTAAAATATGTCTTTATACCTCCGAGAGAATCTCAGTTTCAACGAAGCAAAAATGGTCGTTGAGTCTGATGACAAAGATGGTAAGTCGTTGTACATGTCGGGTATCTGCATTCAAGGCGGTATCCGAAATGCAAATCAACGAGTATATCCTGTGAGCGAAATTGGCAAGGCTGTCAACACCCTTAACGATCAGATTCAAAACGGCTACAGCGTTCTCGGAGAAGTGGATCATCCAGATGATCTAAAAATTAACCTGGACCGTGTGTCCCACATGATAACAAATATGTGGATGGACGGTCCAAATGGTTACGGCAAACTTAAAATTTTGCCAACCCCTATGGGACAACTAATCCGCACTATGCTGGAAAGCGGAGTAAAATTAGGTGTTTCAAGTCGCGGATCCGGAAACGTCAAGAATGACGGCTCCGGTGAAGTATCAGATTTTGAGATTATCACAGTAGATATGGTAGCTCAACCTAGTGCTCCAGGAGCATACCCGACACCAATTTATGAACACCTTATGAATAATAAGGGAGGATTAAGTGCCTTACGCATAGCGCAAGAGGTGAAAGGTGATCCTATGGCACAGAAATATCTCAAAGAGAGCTTATTAGGTATAATAAGCAAACTCCAATAAAAGGAGAATCACATGTTGGATGCATTAAAACAGCTATTTGAAAATAATGTGATTTCTGAAGAGATCCAAGCTTCACTTGAGTCAGCTTTCGAAGCTCGCCTAAGCGAGAGTCGTGAAGCAATGACACAACAACTACGCGAAGAATTCGCACAAAAATACGAACATGACAAAGGTGTTATGATCGAAGCCGTCGACAAGATGATTTCAGATCAACTAGCACAAGAAATCGTGGAATTTGCTGAAGATCGTGCGCAATTGGCTGAGATGAAAGTTAAAGCCGCTAAGAAAATGAAGAAAGATGCTGAGACAATGAAGGAATTCGTTACTCGTCAACTAGCTTCTGAAGTATTAGAATTGCATGAAGACCAAAAACAAATGGCCAGCAAGTTCGGTATGTTAGAGTCTTTCGTAGTAGAAGCATTGGCTCAAGAAATTACAGAGTTTTACAAAGATAAGCAAGACCTTGCTGAAACCAAGGTACGTTTAGTCCGTGAAGGAAAAGAACAACTTGCAAAAGTAAAAGAACAATTTGTACAACGTGCGGCAACAATGGTTGATCAAGTGGTTACAGAGGGACTACGTTCCGAAATGACTAGCTTGAAAGAAGACATTGAAGCGGCTCGTCGTTCAGACTTTGGTCGTAAGTTATTCGAGGCTTTTGCCGCAGAATATCAGACCAGTTACTTAAACGAAAAATCAGAAACTGCAAAATTGCTCAAAGTCATAGACTTGAAGACAGCTGAACTTACAGAAGCGCAAGCCCATGTATTGTTGGCCAAAAAAGTAATAGAAAGCAAGAAAGCAGAAGCACAACGCTTACAAGAAAGCATTGAGCGTCAAAAAGTCATGAATGAGTTGTTAGCTCCTCTAAACAAGGAACAACAAAACATTATGAGTGAATTGATGGAGACAGTGAAAACATCAAGACTTGTAGAAAGTTTTGACAAGTATCTACCAGCCGTAGTTGCTGGCAAAGCTCCTCAAAAACAACAACAAAAACAGGCACTAGTAGAGGCTAAAGAAGTTACAGGGAACAAGGTTTCCAACACCACACGTAGCAGTGAAAACGATAACAATATCATCGATATACGTCGTTTAGCTGGACTAAAAATTTAAGGAGAATTTAAATGTCAGAACTACTAAACGGACGTTGGGCAGAGACTAAAGAAGCACTTTTAGAGGGTCTACAAGGCACTAAAAGATCAGTTATGGGCGTTACACTTGAAAATACTCGCAAGTATTTGATGGAAAGTCCAACTGCTGGTGCTACTTCTGCCGGCAACGTCGCAACATTAAATCGCGTGATTCTTCCAGTAATCCGTCGCGTTATGCCAACCGTTATTGCTAACGAGTTGTTAGGCGTACAACCAATGACTGGTCCAGTTGGTCAGATCCACACACTACGTGTTCGTTATGCGGACTCTTCAAGTGGTGCTTCAGTAACAGCTGGTGAAGAGGCATTAAGCCCATTCAAGATTGCCGCTAGCTATTCAGGTAATGCTAATGATTCAGCCGCTAAGGCCGCTTCAACAGCTACCCTAGAAGGCCAAGCTGGTAACAGAATGAGCATTCAAATCTTGAAACAAACAGTTGAAGCTAAGACTCGTAAGCTATCAGCTCGTTGGACATTTGAAGCCGCTCAAGACGCACAAGCCCAACAAGGTATTGACGTTGAAGCTGAAATCATGGCCGCTTTGGCTCAAGAAATCACTGCTGAAATCGACCAAGAAATCTTGGCAAGTCTATTGACTCTAGCTGGTACTCCAACTGAGACTTATGACCAAGCCGCTGTTTCTGGTACAGCTACATTCGTTGGTGACGAACATGCCGCATTGGCAATTCAAATCAACCGTGTAAGTAACTTAATTGCTCAACGTACACGTCGTGGCGCAGGTAACTGGGCTGTTGTAAGTCCATTTGCTTTGACCATTCTACAATCTGCAACTACTAGCGCATTTGCTCGTACAACAGAAGGTACATTCGAAGCTCCAACAAACACTAAGTTCGTTGGTACATTGAATAACGCAATGAAAGTGTATGTTAACACATACGCACAAGATAACACAAGTATCCTTATCGGTTACAAAGGTGCTAGCGAAAGCGATGCGGCCGCATTCTATTGCCCATACATCCCATTGATGTCAAGCGGTGTTGTGTTGGATCCAAGCACATTTGAACCAGTAGTAAGCTTCATGACTCGTTATGGTTATGTAGAGTTGAGCAACACTGCTTCTTCTCTAGGTAACGCGGCTGACTATCTAGGTACAGTTGGTATCACTAACGGTAACGTTAAATTTAGTTAATCTAAATTTTTACATTATTGTAAAGACTAAGGGCTCTTCGGAGCCCTTTTTCATTTGTAGCTAAATACATAGTACGACTCACATGGGGTGAGTTTTATGCAGAAATCCAACTGCGTACGGCCTAGAACGCCGTTTTTCTACTAAGGAGAAAACAAAATGGGACGTCCTTTAAATAAAAAGTACTTTGGTAATCGTAACATCGGTTCAACAAGTACAACAGCAGACAATGGTATCGGTGGTGAAGGCCTAGCAAGTGTATCAAATGGTACAGTTGGTGCTATCCAGATCACCAATACATACAAAACATTTCCAGCATTAAACGTTGCGGCACCAACAATTCCAGGTGGCGTTACAGCAACTACACAAGTTATTTGGGAAGTTGCTACAGTTAGTTTAGCAGGCGGTACAGGTTATACTGCTGGTACAATTACTAGCATCACTGGTCTAGATGGTTATGCTAACACTACAACACGCTTTACAGTAACACAGTCAGGCGGTGTTCCATCATTCAACGCATTTACCAATCGCGGTGAATATACAAATATTGACGGTACTGGTATTAGTACTTGGGCAGTTGTTGGTCCAAGCGGTACAGGCGCACAAGCAACAGTTACTTTCCGTATTAAACAAATTAATGTTACAGAACAAGGTTCTGGTTACGTTACAGCTCCAAGTTTATCATGGAGTCAAGTAAATGGTGGAACAATGCCAAGCGCACAAACTCCAACATTAACAGTTGACACAGGTTCAGTTGGATCATCAACCAACGAAGAAAATGCTATTCTTGGTTATGCTTATATCGGCGGTGGATTACGTCTAGTTGACATCGTTCGTCAAGTTTCTACTAAGCGTTACAAAGTTCGTTACAACGGAACTAACTACATTGCTCGCATTCGTTATGACGCTATTGCTGACGGTACAGCTGGTTACACAGCCTCTCAAGGTGTTGAGTTAAACATGATTGCTATTGACGCATCAAACGGTACATATCTAGTTCGTAAGTTATACAACCGTACTTGTACTCTAGCTCCAAAAGCAATTAACAACAGCACAATAGGTATTACAAACAATACTGCTGGTACTGTGTTTAGTGCTAACAAGCAATATAAGTGGACATTTGGTTCAGCAACATCTGACACAGTTCAGATCCAAAACGCTTAATAATTAATAGGGACTTCGGTCCCTATCTTAAGGATAGATAATGTCAAGAGTCGTAAAAGTAGCCAATGGTGATTACAAAGTCCAAGTGTCTAATGGAGGCACCATCACGCTCGACACTCAAGCAGGCGGGTCAGGTTACGGCAACGTAAAAGTGTTAGGTAACTTAGATGTAATTGGTACATTAAGTTATATTGAAACAACCAATACGCAGATTTCAGACAATATCTTACAATTAAACGTAGGTCAAAGTGGTAGTGCTATCACAGGAAGTTCGGGATATACAGGACAAGCTGGTATTCAAATTTCTCGTGGTAGCTCTCAACCATCAGCAATTACTTTCAATGAGAATGTTACTCATTGGGATCAAGCAAGCAGTACAAATAAATCCGGAACATTTGAATTTAAAACAACAAATGTAGACGGTACAAATACAATATTAAGTGGTGTTTCATTACAAACAATTACTAATGCTGGTGGCTCAACTGACATAGTATTTGATATGCAAAACACCGCTAAAGTTTTAACAATCGCTAACGGATCATCATATGCGGCTACAGTTAGTCGTTTAGGTGATATTCCAAACGTTGAATACTTACAAAACTATGTAGCAAGTAATTATACAGGTAGCGGACAAGGTACAGCTATTGTAAATATTTTACAATGGCCATTAAGTGGATCAGCGGCCGCATCCAACATGCATATCATTGCTGATACAACTACTATCAAATCTTATGCCGGAACACATTTAATTTCTACGTTGGCCGACACAGGTGTTACGTTTGGCTACGTGCAAGTAGGCGGCTACAGTACACCAAATCAAATTTCTAATACTAGCGGAAACAATTTAATTTTAACATCAACTAACAACCGTGTGGAAGTTAGCGCAGTATTAAGTTTAGACAATCAAGGTAGTGCTCCTACCTATACAAATACTGGAAATACTGTGTATTCAGTAGCAACTCCAGGACCAGGAAAGACAGGATTATTTTTTGTAAATAGTGTAAACTATAATGACGAACTGGTAGCAAAAAACAGAGCATTGTTATTGAGTATATTATTTTAAGGAACAAACATGGCGCTATCAAATTCATTAGTTACAACAAGCAATTCAGTTATGTATGCAAGTAGTGGAGCAAATGCTGTTTCTACTATGATTGTGTGCAACTATGGTGCATCAACAAGTAACTTGACATTGTATGCTGTTCCAGCCGCCGATGTTAGCGGAACAACTACACAATCTAAACACACAATTATTTCAGCGTTGCCAATTCCAGCAGGCGAAACTGTAAGTTTAGATCAAGAAAAACTAGTTTTAGCTAACGGCGATACCATTATTGCTGTAGCAAGCGTTGGCAGTATGCTAACATTTACAATAAGCACATTGGCCGTATAATGAGATTTTTAAAACGTCAAGCACTCGATCGCAGAGCCGCAAACAATACAACATTGTATTCGGATTCTACACGTTCAAACGTGTATATTAGCCCAATTGGACAAGGTAGTTTAGTATTACCTAACGGCCCTACAAGTGCGCAACCTTCAAGCCCAACAGCTGGAATGATGCGTTACGATACTACAACTAATCAAGTTATGGTCTATCAAGGCAGTGCTTGGAGAGCATTACGTTTTAAAGAATCTACACAGATTACACAACAAAGTTTAGGTTTAGGCAACGCATTAAACACATTGTTTGGACCATTAAATCCAGCTCCTCCAGCACAAGTTCAAAGTAACTCTACATGGACTGGGTCAAATTTATTAGTATATGTTGAAAACGTTCCGCAACTTTACAACAGCAACTTTTTAATGTCGCAAAACCCTATGACTGAAACAACTGTGGGCACATTAGCCAACAGTGGCAGTACAAGTTTAACATTGACAAGTGTAACAGATGTAAACGTAGGCGATACAGTATCAACAGCCGCTCCAACAACAACTGTGAGTACAACTGTTAACACAGTAGCAAATACAGCTACTTATGTAAGTGGTGGCGTAGCATCAACAACTATGATTGTTAATGCATTTTCTGGCACTGCTATTGTTGCAGGGCAATTAATTACAGGCACTGGATTTAGCCAAGGGCAATATGTTACAGCAGTAACTGGTCCAAGCGGTGGTAACTATACTATCACACTAAGTGCTGTGGCAAACACACAACCAAGCGGTACATTAACATTTGATATTAGCGGTGCTACACCGTTGATTGGTACAAAATTATTAGTTACAAGCAATGTTGGCATTACTAATGGAATGTATGTGTACGGCCAAGGGTTTAACGATGACGGCAATTTTGGCGGTTCACAAACTACAGTTGTTAGCGTAACAGGTAGTAATATTGTTACACTAAGTAGTCCTCCAGACAGCACAGCAACAGGCACATTGTTGTTTACAAGCGGTGCTGGAACAGTATTTGCGGCTGGAACTACCATTACTAGCGTTAACACATTTACCGGTGTTGTTACACTTAACCAAGCAACAACAGGCGGCATTGCGGCTAACAGAGCAATACAAGTAAGCCGTCCAACAGGATATTACTTACGTTTTACTAGTCCAGTTCCATCAGGCAAACCAGTTACAGTATTGTCTGGTTTCGACCAGTAAGGAGTAAAATATGCCAGGTATAACACCTGATCCTAGTCACACTTATGCATCTGGTGGCACTAGCGGTAGTGTGTCGGGTAACTGGAACGGTGTAGGCACTCAACCTAACGGGTCTTTTTCTTCAAACACTGAATATACAAAGTCCTTAGGACGTATAAGTGGCCCGCTTTTAGCTGACAATTTAGTCAACTTTCAAGACGGCGGTGACCTAGCATTTGATACTGATCTACTATATCTAGATGTTGCCGATCGCAAGATTGGTATCAATAACTACGGCACTAGCCCTAACGAATTATACATTAGCGGTAATCAAAATTTATCAACTGTTGATTTTTTAGTTGGCACATTTTACAATAATAACTGGACAATTTCAAGTAATAACGTATCTGTTACAACGGGTACAATCTATATTAGTCCAGCCGCTACTATTGTTTACGGACCTACAGGAAGTGTTCGATTTACAAGTGCAAGCCATCAATGGTTAAGCACTACAGGCAGTTCTGGAACTGCTATGGGCACTGGAGATTTTACTTGGGAGCTGTTTGTTTACCCAGTTAGTACTCCAAACTATCAAACATTTATAGATACTCGCGGACAGCAAACAGGTTACTCGGCCGCTGAAACTGACGGTGTATTTTTTGGATTAAATGCAGGCACGCTGTATCCTATCTACTATCAAAGTACTGCTAGAATTGTTTCTACGATTCCGGTCGCATTAAATGCTTGGACACACGTAGCATTAGTCAGACGTTCTGGGTTAACTACTTTGTATGTCGGCGGACAAGTTGGCGGAACTTTTACTGATAGTATTAATTTGTCTGCGCCTTGGGTTAACGTTGGTGGAACAAACGGCGACGCCAACCTTTCGCTTAACGGTTACATCAGTAACTTAAGAATCGTACAAGGTTCTGCGGTATATACAACTATATTCAACCCACCAACTATGGCGCTAACTGCCATTGCTGGTACTCAGCTATTGTTGAATACTGTTACAGGTTCTACATTTTTAGCAGATAGTTCTACTAATAATTTTACTCTAGTTAACCATAATACTGCTACAAGTTCGTCTAGTAGTCCAGTTACCGGCCCTATTACAGACTATGCAGGCGCTCGTGTTGTTGCTAGCGGTGTTGGTGTTGATAACATCAATCTTATCAGTTCTGGCTTTAATAATCCCTTAGTTAACGGCAATATAAATTTAACTCCAAATGGCATCGGCAATGTGCTATGGACCGGAAACGGTTTAGTAACAAGTAGTACAAGTTTAACAACAATTACTGGTAACTCGTTTGTTACGGGCAATTTAAATGCCTATGGAACTATTAACTTTGGTGATAATCCTGTAGCAGATACTGTTAGTTTTACTGCGGATATATCACACGATTTAAATCCAAGTGCTACCAACACTGACACACTCGGTTCAAGTACTAGCATCTGGAATACACTATATTCTTCAACTGTTGATTCCCCTTACATTACAGCGACTACACTAAATGCTGGTGGAATTACAGTTACTGGTAACAGTATCTATAGTACAAATTCTGATAATGATGTTACCTTTGCACCTACAGGATCAGGCAATGTTAGCCTTAACGGAATATATCCGTTCGTAGGAAATGCTGTAGTTAACAGCACTAGTCAGCCTTATACGTTAGGAAGTACAGGAGATGGCTACTGGAATTTTAACACATCAACCGCAGTAATTTTTCCACTAGGTACGACTGCACAACGTATTACTGCTACTATTGGTACTACTCGCTATAATACCGACACACAGTACTTAGAAATTTACAACGGAACCAATTGGCAAAACGTTATTGGTTCAAGTCCTCCAACTACCGAAGCGGTCGGTAATGAATTAGCCGTGCTTTACGAGCTTATACTAGGCTAAAAACCCAAAACAGGTAAATAGTATTACTGAGGGATTTGACCAAAAATCCCCGATACTAAACTGTGGTAAACCCGCAATGCAAGGTGGTTAACCGTGAAACACGGGGTTTGAGGAGAGCGCATGGCCCTTGGTCGAATTTCGGGTCCACTCTTAAAGTCGAATTTACTCCGCAATGGTGTAAATCTGGCATTTGAGACGGACTTACTATATCTAGATGTTGTTAATCGCCGCGTTGGTATTAACACCAGCTCTCCTTCAAACGACCTTGATGTTAATGGAACTATTAGAAGTTCCAATGTAATCTCTAGCGGTACTAGTACATTAGGTACAATTAGTTTTACAACTAATAACATTACTAGTACCAGCAATCAAATTAATCTAGTTGCTAGTGGTACTAACCCTGTTGTTTATCAAGCAACACTACAAGTTGGAAATATACAACTTACTAGCAATACAATCAGCACAATGGCTAGCAATCAGGACATTGTGTTTACAACTACTGGCACTGGAGCCGTTACAATTAACAGTAATTTAACTGTTAACGGAAACTTTACAACACAGGGCGATTTGAGTGTTAACGGTAATATTACTGTTAAAGGTAATATTCAAATCGGTGACCAAACTAGTGACACCGTTAGTATTGTTGCTGGTGTTAATAGTAATATTATTCCTGCTACAACTAACACTTATAACTTAGGTAGTTCAAGTCTACGTTGGGCAAACGTCTATGCAAACAACTTAACATTAGGTACATTTAATGCTAGTAATTTTAGTACCGCCAACTTAAATTTTGCTAACGGAACAATAACAAATACAGTTTCTAATCAAGATATTTCACTTGTTACCAATGGAACAGGCGGAATAAACATTGGTAACTTTAAAATTAACGGTAGTAGCATTACTAATACTGTAACTAATGCTGTAACATCGTTTTCACAAAAACTAACAACTACTACATTTACAGGTAGTATTGCTACTGGGAATACGTTAAGTTTTACAGGTAGTGTTACAGGCAATGTACTTACAGTTAGTACTGCTCCAAACAACGGTTTAGGCGGAAGTATTGTGTTTAACGGATCTAGCTCACTATCAATGAGCACTCCGTTAAAATTTGAAGCCTATGCTTATACTATTGAATCGTTTATATACTTTACATCAACACCAAACGCTACAGACATTCTAGGTTCATCAAATGGTGGAGGAGGCGGCTTAAACTTCTCTGTTGAAAACATAACCTCGTTGTTACTTAATCACCAAGGCTATACAGGAAACACATATAATTTTGCTACTCCAATTACATTAAACACTTGGCATCATATAGTTGTAACAAGAAATACACTTGGCCAAGAAATGGCATTTATTGACGGTGTACGTTCAACTAGTAGCTATGGCAGTAACTTTAACTTCCAAGATTTTACCAGCACAATTGGTACTGGTTATAGAGGAAGTAATTTTTCAGGACGTATTTCAAACTTAAAAATTACCCTAGGAAGTAATACATATGATCCAACAGCATCTAGTATTACTGTTCCTACAAGTCCGTTAACTATTTCTTCAAATACTAAATTGTTGATGCTTGCGTTGACTTCAGGCGGTGTACTAGACGATGCATCAACAACTGAAGTATTAACAGGCAGTGGTATTACTTATAGTAGTAATGGCCCTTTCAGTTCTATCCTATCTCCAATTGTTATTGGCCAAGTTTTAAGTGGCGGAAGTTTGCCAACAGGTACATACATTACTGGAAATATTTCTGGGTCTGGAACCGATTCAAGTAGTCAGTGGACTATTAATAACTACTTGTCTCAATTAAGTACAACAATTACAGCAACGCCAACTATACTAACTGTTACTGCTATGACAAGCGGAGCAATTTTACAAAATATGGTGTTGACAGGAACTAGTATTTTAAACGGTACTACAGTTACAGCATTCATATCTGGATCTGGCACTACTGGCACGTATTTTGTAAGTCCTTCGCAAAACATAGCTTCAACAACAATTACTGGAAACATACAAGGGTATGTTAACATTGGCGGAACAAACGGTGTTGTGTTACCGGCAGGTACTACAAGCCAACGTCCAGCACAGCCAATTGCCGGTATGGTTCGTTTTAACGCAGACCCATTAACATTAGCTGTAGAAATTTATAACGGTTCAAGTTGGACCGGTGTCGCTGGTATTCAAAGCGGTATTACAGTTGCCCAAGCAACTGATATTTCTGCCCAGTGGGCATTAACATTAGGATAAGATAATGGCAACAACATTTAAAAACGCATTGAGTCCAGCAATTGGATCAACAGAAACAATCGTATATACTGCGGCCGGTAACGTTCGTGTTACAGTACTAGGCATCAGTTTAGCAAACTTAACCAGTAGTTATGTTACAGCAAGTATTAAAATTACTGATCCAGGACCAAGCGGAACTTTTACCGGTAACTTAACAAGTGCTAGCCCGACAATTACAAACGTAAACACATTTAGTGAAATACAAGTAGGTGCGGCCATTAGTGGAACAGGTATTCCAGCAAACACAACTATTTCAAGTTTTAATGCTACTGCTAGTACAATTACAATGAGTAACAATGCCACTGCTAGCGGAACTACAATTACTGTGTCATTTTTAGATGCCGCGCCAGTAAGTGCTTACTATATTAAAGATGTTATTGTACCACCAAACCAAAGTTTGCGTGTTATTAACGGCGGCGAAAGATTAGTTTTAGCAGGAAGCAATACGCTAAGTATTGTATCAAATACAGATTCAAGTCTAGATGCTGTTGTTAGTCTAGTTGAAATCGTTTAAGGAATAAGATTATGAGCGGAGCAAATTACGTTGGTGATGTAGCACTAGCAGATATTTTAGGAGACAGTCCTAGATTCTTTTACGGTCTACGCAGAACAGATGACGGTACATTATACTTTGAAAAAGTAGATCAGTTGACCAGTGCCAGCACAATGACTTTAAACGTTCCTGGCCCTAACAGTCAAAACTTTGAAAACTTTGAATACGGTGTAGACTTTTTTGACGGACGTTTGGCAACAGATCATAGTCGTCCTTATCCTAACTTATATTTTGATCAATATCGTTGGGACAGCAAAAATTGCTACTACTACATTAACACAAACGGCGAACTAGTTGTACGTATTAATCAAGGGTATACATATACTCTAGCGCAAACAGTTAGCGCATAATAGGAAACATATAATATGGCATCAGAATTTAAAATTGGTAGACTAAGATATACATGGACAGGTCCTTGGGTTGCGGCCACGCAATACTCTCAAGACGCTGTGGTTCAGTTTGATGGCAAGATGTATGTTTGTCTAGTTCCCCATACAGCTAACGCTACAGATTTTTACGCAGACTTATACGCAACGCCATTTAGTTATTGGCAACTAGTCTTAGATGGTAAAAAATTCCTAGGTCCTTGGTCAACATCGACAAAATATAACCTTGGCAACATTGTTATATTTGCTGGTAAAACTTACTACTGTAGTACAAAACACACTAGTACAACATTTGCGGCTGACGTTGCTAACTGGACAGTTTACACTGAGTCATTAAATTGGAATACTTCTTGGGCACCTAATACAGTATATGGTCTAAACGACATTGTTAAGTACGGCGGCATTGTTTATAAATGTATTGCAAATCACACTAGTGCGGCCAATATTACATTAGGTCTTGAAAATGATCAAAGTTCTTGGACTATTGTAAACAAAGGTATAGAATTCAAAAGTGTCTGGGCAGTTGGATATAGATACAAATCTGGCGACTTGGTCCGCGACGGCGCCGACTTATGGTTAACATCATCTGGTCACACTTCAACTGGCACATTTGATTTAACCAAGTGGACATTGTTCATGCCAGGACAAGAAAATACTGGCACATGGGATCCTGCTCTAGTATATCAATTAGGCGATACTGTAAACTACGGTGGTTATTCATATCAATGTATCACTGCAAACACTGTATACGATCCAACAGCAAATGCAAACACTGGTAATCCACCTTCTGTAGACAGTGCTGATTGGTTATTGTTAAACATGTCTTATGAACTAGCAGGTTCTTGGATTGGTTCAAAGAAATACAAAGTTGGCGATGTAATTAACAAACATGGCATGAATTTTGTTGCAATTGCCGATAATCAAGGTCGCGATCCTACAGCATTCATTGTTACGGGTTCTTATGTAGCGGATGGCAGTAGCGGCCAAACGGTGGTACTTGCATCTTCAAGCGGCCTACAACCAGGTATGATTGTCAGCGGTGTAGGCTTTACAGCAGGCCAAACAATATCAACTATTGTAAACGGAACAACTATTACAGTAAGTAGAGCGGCTGACGGCGCACTTACAGATGGCCAGGTGCTTTCATTTATTGGTTTAAATTATCTATACTGGAATATTTTAACTCCTGGAACATCTTGGTATTCTACATGGGCTCCAAATACACAATATACTATTGGAGACATTGTAGTATGGCAAAATACTACCTATGTGTGTATTCAAAACAACACTGCATCTTTTGCTAACGGTGTCGGTAACAGACCAGATTTTGATACATCATACACTTATTGGGTATACTATGTTCCCCATGCTAGAAAAAATGCATTGAATACCCTAGGCGACATTGAAGCTTATGACTCAGGTGCATATTCAGCAATTCCTATCGGGACAAACACATATACATTACAAGCAAACAATAGTAAACTACGCTGGCAGTTTACGAACTCTGTTCCAGCAATTTACTACGTGTCAGATAAAATTGGTCGAGATGTTACTACAGAAGGCTGGGGACAAACTTGGGACAAACCTTGGAAAACTATCGCCTATGCTTGCAGTATTGTAGGTCAAGGTCAATATTATCCTAATGCAACTGCGCTTATCAATGCTAATCGTCGTTGGTTAATTCAAGAAACTTACGAATGGATGCTATATCAAATAGCTAACAACACTAGTCCGTTTACAAGTTCAGTATCTTTAAACGCATCTAAGACTCAACGAGATCTTGGTTATGTAATTGATGCATTGGTTTATGACATGCAACGCGGTGGCAACAGTCAGATTGTAGCCGCAACTTTGGCTTATTTTGCATTTGGCGGAACAACACAATTATTCAACAGTTCGGTATCTAGTCAGATTAGCTACTATGTTGCTACACTTACTAAGTTATCTTCTTTAATTACTAATAATGTTATTCCTCAGTTGAACCCAGGAACAAACTATCAACAACTAATGGGATTCACTCCATTAGTTACACAAGTAACTGGATTGACACCTGCAGAACCATCAAACATGATGACTGGCGATGTAGGCGCACAAAATACTGCAATTAGTTTATTAAACATTGTAACTAGAGTATTAACAGCGCAAGATGCATCATTACTTCCTGCACAAAACACAGGATGTACTGCTACAATCTTTGTTAAGACAGGTACATATTTAGAACCATTGCCAATTACAGTTCCAGAAAACGTAGCAATCGTAGGTGACGAATTGCGCGGTGTTACTGTTGAACCTTTAGTAAGTATTGTTACAACTGCAACTGCTACTAATGCTTTGTCAGATTTAATTACAGTAACATCTACAACAGGCATGGCAGATCAAATGCCAATACAGTTTGTTAGTCCAAACGTTTCGACAGCTATTGTCTATTCAGCCTTTGGCGGATTAACTGCTGGTCAAACATATTGGATTATTGGTACAACAATTACTCCAACACAGTTTGCAGTAGCACTAAGTCCTACAGTAACATTTACAGGTTCAACTTCAAACGGTAGCGCCGTAGTTACAGATATTAGTAATTTTTACGGACTAATAGTTGGTGCTACAGTTTCAGGCGGTGGCATTCCTTTGAATACAACTATTTTAAGTGTTGGTACTACAACTATTACACTATCAAAAGTAGTGTTGTCAACTCGTATTAATATTTCGCTACAAGCCACTGGAGCAATGGCACAGTTGACAGATTATGTTGGCGGCAACATGACTGTGTATGCAGGCGACAGTTTAAAAGATATGTTCCGTTTACGTAACGGTTCTGGCCTACGTAACATGACGTTTGCTGGATTAAAAGGATCGTTATCAGCACAAGATCAATTCTTCTTACAACGTCCAACAGGCGGCTCTTATGCTTGTTTAGATCCAGGACAAGGCCCAACAGATACTCAAGCATGGATTATTCGTCGTAGTCCGTATGTACAAAACGTTACCGCATTTGGTGACGGCTGTGCGGCTTTAAAAATTGACGGAACTCTACACAACGGCGGTAACAAATCTATTGTTGCTAACGACTTTACACACATTGTTAACGACGGTATTGGTGTGTGGTGTACAGGTCCAGGTGCATTGACTGAAGTTGTTTCAGTATTCTCATACTACGGTTATACAGGTTATTTTGCAGACGCTGGCGGACGTATTCGCGGTACTAACGGTAACACTTCATATGGTACATATGGCGTTATTAGTGCTGGTTACGATACTACAGAAGTTCCAGTGACCGGAATTATTTTCAACCAATCAAGCCAAGTACAAGCGACTATTCAACAATCATACGGTTCAAATAGTCAGTTATTAAGATTACAATACAACAACGCAGGTTCTGGTTACTATACAACAACTACTAATTTGATAAATTATTCAAATAACTTTGTTGGCGCAAGCTGGCAAAGTGATGGTTATGTTACCTATTCAAAAGTTAATATTGCACCTTCAGGTTTAACAGAAGCATGGACTATTACAGGCCAAAGCGGACTTGCTAATGCATCATATTTTTATCAAAATATAAGTGTGCCAGCAAGCGGTGGATTGTTTACCTATGTTACTCCACTAAACGTTTCAGGTACTGGTGCTGGAGCACAATTTAATATTACTGTAACAAGTACTGCTTATGTAGTTCAAATTGTTAACCCAGGTTCTGGATATGCTGTAACAAACCAACTATATGTTCCAGGCGGTCAGCTAGGTGGTGTTAACAACGTTAACGATTGTATCATTACTGTAAATGCGTTATCTGGTAGCGGAATTCAACAAATATCTGTAACAGGTACAGTTCCTACTGGAAGTGCATTTAACTATACACTAAGTTTATTTGTTAAACAAGGTACTGCTACAACTATTGATTTAGATGCAATTTATTCTGGTTCACGTACAGTAACAAGTAGCATCAGTTATAATTTCTTAACTGGCAGAATTACACCAAGCAGTGACGGTGTTGGTTTCTTACCAACACAATACGGTGCAATAAATCAACAATTAGCGTCAACAGATGCTACTGCTGGTTGGATACGTTTGTGGTTTGCTGTGAACGATACAACAGGCCTAAACACTCAATTACAATTTAGAGTTAACCCAAGAGGTAAGAGCGGTGCAATTAACCAGTATACTTATGTATACGGATCACAGGCTGAAATTTCAACACCTACATACACACCAAGCTTCTATCTTGAAGTAGCTAACGTTTCAAAATACACAGCGTATGCTAACTTTAACGTATCGGGCGCAGGTACAGGTGCTATTATTGTTGGAGACGAAACTAGAAGCAGAAGCGTTTTCAATACTCGCATCACAACCGATTCATTAGGCGTAACAGGTGGTGCAGGATTCTTAACAGCTAGTAACAACGCTCAAGGCGGTAACACATTGTTTGTTCAATTAGCACAATCAGATACTAATACAAACAGTAACTATACTGGTATGCGTGTTGTAATTAACAGCGGTACTGGAGCAGGTCAATACGGTTATATTTCTTATTATAACAGCACTACTAAAAATGCGTATGTATTAAAAGAATCATTTAATATTCTAAACGTTACTAGCACTTCAAATGCAGGTTCAACTTTTAACTTAGGCGTTAACGCAGTAACTGACACGTTGTATCAAAACATGCCAGTGCAGTTTATTCCTACATATTTCACTACTGGTATTACATCAACAAGTTTGAATCAAACTTTAGTAACTGCAACAGTTGGCGGCATAGTTGATACAATGACTGTTACTAGTACGCAAGGTTTTTATGTAAACATGCCGATATTCTTTACAGCTACCGGCAACCAATCGATTTTTGCAACAGTATCTCAAGGTTATAACTATTATATTTCTGCAATTTTAGATGCTACAACTATTCAGATTACTGATCAGCCTTACGGTTCTGTTTGGAATCTGTCATCTGCTACAGGTACATTTACTTTAAATTACCCTGCTAATAATAGTTACTTACAAGGCTCAACTACTAACATGGTTGTAAACTATCCAATACAGTTTACAGGTACAGCGTTAGGCGGCATCACTGTAGGAACAACTTATTACATCCTTGATGTTATTGATAGCAATAACTTTACAATCAGCGGAAGTTTACAAAACATAACTGTAACAGGTACCAACACTGGTTCAAATACTCTAGTAACTAGCTCAACAGCTGGATTATTACCATTGAATCCAATTGTATTTGGTGCGCCTGTGTTTGATGCAATAACAGCTGACTTCAAATATTACATCAGTGCTATTGTAAACGCGACAACATTTAAAGTTGCATCGAGTATTATTCGTGTACAAGCAACAGCTACAGCCGCAGTTAGTAACTTGATTACTGTTTCAAGTACTGCTGGTTTTGTTGCCAATAACCCAATTAAGTTTTCAGGAACTAGTTTTGGTGGAATAGAAAACGAAAAAGTTTACTACATTTCTGTTGTTAACGATGCTACAACATTTACAATTAGTGCAACCCCTGGCGCAAGTGCTGTAACATTAGCAAGTGCCGCAGGCTTGATGACTGCTAATACTTGTCCATCAGAAGTAACAATGTCAGGTGGTTCAGGTAGTATGGTTGGTGTAACTTGTACAAGTAAGACATCATTAAGTCTTGGTTCTGGAACAATGAACGCTACATTCTCAACTAGTTTGTTTGGCGGAGTTACACTAGGTACAACTTACTATATTAATTCACTTAGCTCTACGTCATTTACAGTTTCGACCGCTCCAGGAACTGGTATAGCAATTGGCTTAACTACAAAAACTGGTTCAATGAACCTTGCGGCGGCTGGATGGGATCATATTAATCCTGGTCAACCTATCGTAAGCGTACTAGACAACTCAAGTGTGTATTACATTGAACCTAGAACAGTTTATTCTCCTCCACCTTTTTCACAAGCATCAGTTGCTAGCGGAAGTGTAGTCGGTCTTGCGGCGGGAACTTTCTGGCAAGCTATGGCCTACGGAAATGGATTATGGGTTGCAATTCCATCAGGAAACGCTACGGGTGCGTACAGCACTACTGGAACTTCTTGGACAGCATTAAACTTACCAGCTGTGGCAAGTTGGACAGACATTGATTACGGAAACGGTTACTGGGTTATTGTAAACTCTGGTACTAATACCGCATACGTAAGTAAATCTAATGGCGCAGGTTGGACAGCAACTACATTGCCTGCTACAACTTCTTGGAGTAATCAAGCCTACGGTAACGGCGTGTTTGTAGTAATAGCAACTGGAACTAATAATTCTGCCTATAGCACAAACTACGGATATACATGGAGTGCAGGATCTGGACTTCCAAACCAAGCATGGAGTGGAATTACATACGGTGCTGGATTGTTTGTTGCAGTAGCAAGTGGAACCAACGTTGCGGCCTACAGCAGAAACGGTGGTGCAACATGGATTCAAGTAACTTTACCATCAAATACTACATGGAATAGTGTAGCCTACGGAAATAACTTGTTTGTAGCAGTATCAAATACATCAAACACAACAGCATATTCTGTTGATGCAGTTAACTGGTATAGCTCTAACTTGCCAATCATGGCTGATAAAGTTGTATACGGTCAGGGTGTGTTTTTGGCACTATCGGCTAACAACACACAAGCATACACTTCAGATGACGGTATTAACTGGACTCCAAGAACAGTGTCAGCAGATGCATACACCGCGGCCGCATTTGGTTACGCGGCAACAACTAATATTGGACAATTTGTAACATTATCTGGAACAAATAAAGCGTCGAGTATTTCAGCTGGTGCAAGAACAAAAGGTCGAGCACTAGTAACGTCTGGCGTTATTACTGGCATTAACGAGTTTGAACCAGGCTCTGGATATACAGCTCCTCCAACTATTATCTTTACTGATCCTAACGTAACAACACTAGCAACAGTTGAGGCAAGATTAAGTAATGGTACTTTAGGAAGCCCAACATTTATTAATAGAGGATCTGGTTATAATACTAGTTCAACTATTGTAAAAATTACAGGTAACGGATATGCAGACACATATCAAACAGGTTTACAAATTATTTTGAATAATTTAACACGTTTACCTGCACCAGGCGATAACTTGGTTATTGCAGGCGTTTCTCAAGTGTACAAAGTTACAAGTGCATACAGCGTTTATAATACAACTGTTCCAAACTTGGAAGCTAACGTAAGCGTAAGTCCTGCAATTACTACTGCTAACTCAACAGCTAACGGTACACAGGTAAGTATTCGTTCGTTGTATAGTCAAGCACGTTTAACCAACCACGACTTCTTGAACATTGGTTACGGCGACCAAGCTAATTCAAACTACCCAGGTTTCCCACTTGCAGGATACACCGCAGTTTCAAACAATCAAACAGTTGAAACTAACTATGGTCGTGTATTCTATACCAGTACAGACCAGGACGGTAACTTCAAAGTTGGTAACTTGTTTGGAGTTCAGCAAGCAACTGGTATTGTTACATTGAGTGCTAGCCAATTTGGATTGACAGGTTTGAGCAGTTTGAGCTTGGGCGGTATTGCTGTTGGTGGATCTAGTGTAACTATTACGCAATTCAGTACAGATCAATCGTTTACTGCAAATACGGATTCAATTATCCCAACACAGAAAGCAGTTAAAGCATACTTAACTAGTCGTTTAAGTCAAGGTGGTTCAAACACGTTCACTGGACAGTTAATTGCTGGTACTGTTATTGTTGGCGGAGCACAGTATATTAAGAGTTCTGTGCCTAACGGAGTTACTGGATCTAGAGTAAGAATGGCTAGCAAAGTGTATATAAATGCAAACGGTGTAGACGGAAATATGGCGGCTTTAGACATGTTTATGAAACACGCAATGCATAAATCGTTTAACCAAACCTAAGCGAAAGCTAAAAACTAATAAATCAGAGTAAGATAAATACTTAGAGGAACAATAAAATGGCAGAATTTAAATTAGGTAGAATTAAGTTTGTGTACCAAGGCGCTTGGGCACCAAGCACTTCATACGTTGTAGACGACGTAGTTACGGTAGGCGGCAAATCGTATATTTGTGTTAGATCTAACACATCAAGTGCGACATTTGCAACAGACTTAAATGCTGTTCCAACAAACTGGAACATTGTAGCTGACGGTACTCGTTGGTTAGGAGCATGGACAGCATCTACTTATTATCAACTAGGTGACCAAGTCCAGTGGGGCGGCACTGTATACCAGTGTACAACAGCTCATACTAGCGCGACCTACACAACACCAACTTACTTAGGTTTAGAAACAGATCAAAGTAAATGGGTAGCATTTGCTACTAGTGTATATTGGGCTAATGCTTGGGCAACTAGCACACGATATAAAGTTCGTGATTTAGTTACATACGGCGGTTACACATACTTGTGTAATACTGCTCACATTTCTGCCTCAACAACTGCATCTGGTTTAGAAAATGACATTGCCAAGTGGGATGTATTTAATGCAGGTATCATTTATCGCAATTCATGGTCAGGAAGCAGTGTAAAATATCGTTTAAATGATGTTGTTACATACGGCGCTGACTTATTCATTTGTACAACAGCACACGTTTCGACAGGAACTGCTCTTGACGGAACAAAATTTAGTTTATTTGTAAGTGGATTTGAGTTTGTAAACTCATGGAACGGTTCTACAAATTATAAATTAGGCGACATGGTTACCTATGGTGGTAACAGCTATACTGCAATTCAAAATAACATCAATCAGAATCCAAGTACAGCAACTACTTACTGGACACCATACACAACTGGTTTCAGTTTCCAAGGAGACTGGAACAGTTCATCAACATATTTGATCGGTAGTGTTGTTCGTGTTAACGGTTATACATACCTAGCAACAGCTGACAATACAAATCAATCTCCACCTAACACAACATACTGGCAGTTATTAAACTCTGGTATGAAATGGAATCCAATTCAGGGTACATATACTGCACAAGCTGGTACAAACCTAGTTGGTACTGGTACTGGAGCAAAGTTTGATATAACAAGAATTAATACAAAATATACAGTAACAGTTACATCTGGACAAGCAGGTTCAGGTTATGCAGTTAATGATACTATTAAGATTTTAGGTACAGCACTAGGCGGCCTAAGTCCTTCAAACGATTTAACAATTACAGTTACAGGTATTTCAACAGGTGCAGTTAGTACTGTATCAGTTAGCGGTATTTCAGTAACATGGACAACTGAAACAGCGTATGTTGCAGGTGACGTAACATTCTGGAACGTAAGTAGTTACATTTGCGTAAGCGCACACGTAGCAGGATCTGGTAATCGTCCTGATAATGATTTAACAGGAACATACTGGAACTTATTAGCATCTGGTACTGAACAAGCAGTCCTAACTACACAAGGCGACATGTTCTACTACGGTAGTAACGGTCCAACACGTTTGCCAATTGGTACAGACGGACAAGTATTACGTGTAAACGGAAACGTTCCAGCATGGCAATATTATGGACAGATCAACAACGTAGTATATGTTGCCCCAACAGGTACCGATACACTAGTAAACGGCCAAGGTACAACTATTGATAAGCCTTGGTTAACTGTTCGCTATGCGGCTAAACAAGTAGAAGACGGTTATTTAAACACAAGCACTCGCGATTTGTTAATTAGAAACAAACAATTCTTGATGAAAGAAATTAGTGCTTATGTAGTTTACAACTATACATTTAACATTACTGCTACCGTTGCATCTAACAACAGACTTACAGTAGCGGCTGGTGCCGGTTATCAAGCTACAACAACCAATATGACAGTTGGTATGCCAATCAAATTTAACGTATCGGCTGGCGGATTAACAGCAGGCCAGACTTATTATGTGTTGGCAATTGTTGATGCAACTCATTTTACAGTTACAGCAACACCAGGCGGTGCTGTAGCAGTTACATTAACAGATAGTTCTACAGCAAATATTGCTTCTTTAGTCTACGATGCAACTAAATGTGAACGCGACGTTGGTTACTTAGTAGAAGCAATGGCATTTGACATTAGCCACGGCGGCAACTCTAAGAACTATGCGGCCGCACAAAGTTATTTCTCAAATGGTAGTTTTATTACAACAGCATTTGGATATCAAGCGCCACAAAGTTTAGCAAGTTATGTATATCTAAGAGACTTCGCTGTTCCTTCAGTGCTAGCACAAACAGCTCCAGCAACAAATTATCAATCACTAACAGCAGTAAGCTCTCCAGCTTCACAAATTACTGATAGTTCGTTGACAGCAGAAACTGGATCAACAGCTAAAGTTCAAGATTTGTTAAGAATTGTTACTAACGCAATTCAATTAGCAACTAACGCATACATTCCTGCACTAGTTAATCCAAACACAACAATTAGTGTTAAGACTGGTACATACAATGAAATTCTTCCAATCGTTGTTCCAGCATTTACAGCTATCGTTGGCGACGAATTACGTAGTACAGTTATTCAACCTGCACAGCCTATCGGAAACTTAGTAAACGACAAGCCAAAATCAATTGCGGCTATGAAACGTATTCAAGCAATCTTACCTAGTTTGATCAGCAATGCAACTATTTCTGTTTCAAGCGGTAACACACAAACTCAAGTTAAATCATTGCCAGCAGGTAGTGTTGGTAGTACAGCGGCAGTTGCAAGTGTTAAAACAAATGCAGAATTGATTTATGACATTGTTTCTAACGGTACAAGCAACGTTCCAAGTTTTGTATTACCAACTGTAACAGGTTATAACACATCGTTCTTGTCAGGATACGGCGATGGTAAAGCACAGATTGTGCAAAACTATCAGTTCATCAAAGATGAAATTTCTGCTTATCTAAACGTTAACTACAACTCAGTATGGACAGCATTAGGCGCAACAGGTCAGGCCTTGTGTACACGTGACGTTGGTTACATTTTAGATGCAATACAATATGACATGACATACGGTGGTAATACACAGTCATTAATTGTTGGTAGTTCATACTATAGCAACTATATTTTAACTATTGCAGGAACAGAAAAAACAGCAACTTTAGCGGCTTATACACGTTTACAAACAATCGTAGGTCAAATTGTTACTAAGACTTCTGTAACACCAAGTGCTGGTAACTCAACTTCGCAAGTAACTACAGGTACAGCAGGTTCAGCAGGCGCAAGTACATTTGCTCAAGCTCGTGTTGGCGATACTATTAGCTGGATTACAAATGGTACAGCACCAACTGCAACTTACCCAACAGCGGCTATTGCACTAACAAGTTCTGCACTACAAGCTTCTTACAATGCACTACAAGCCGCTCGTACAGAAATTCAAAACGATACAACATCGTGGGTTAAGAAATTCTATCAAAATATGAACTTCAACTCAGTGACTTGTGCTCGTGACGCAGGTTTAATTGTTGATGCACTAAGTTATGACTTAGTATTTGGTAGCAACTTTGCAAGTATTACAGTTGGCCGTTCTTACAACAGAAACATTGCTAGCGTAAACGTAGTACGCACAAGTCAATTAGCGGCTGAATTAGGTTCAATTAACTTTATCAAATATAAAGCTAAACACATTGCAGGCGCAGGTGCTACTGCACAGATTTCAAATATTATCGATGACATCACCGGTTATATCACTGGTGGTGCTACTCCTCGATACGTATGGCCAGATCCTAGCAATATCACAACAGGTAATGCGGCCGCGGCTAAACTTATTTGGCAAAACAAGGCATTCATACAAGCTGAAGTAGCGGCATATTTAAGTGCAAACTACAGTTCAGTATGGACTAGTATTGTTCAAGCAACCTGCACTCGTGACGTTGGCTATATTATTGATGCACTACGCTACGATATAACATACGGTGGTAACTGGGCTAGCTTGAAGGCAGGTAAAGCATATTATTCATATGTTGATGGCTCGCTATTAATTGCGGCAGGCGAAAAAACCGCAACATTGGCCGCAATGACTTTAGTTAGTACCATTGGCCAAGCTATTGCATCAGGCGGAGCATACTCTGCATTGCAAGGCAGTGTTTCTCGTGTAACAGGTACTAACGGTACTTCGACTCAAGCAACAACTGTATCTAATTTGATGACAATTATTTCAAATGTTATCACAAGCGGCAATACAACAGGTGTTCCAACAGTTTCAATTACTACTATTGCTGGTACAACTACATTTACAACTAGTTCAGCACACGGATTAAAAGTAAATGATTTAGTTATTCCACAATCAACTGCTAACGGTTTAACAAGCGGAACAATTTATTACGTTGCTAGCACACCGTTAACAACAACATTTACATTAGCCGCTAGCTTTGGTGGTTCGGCACTAACAACATTTACTAACGGTACTGGTTTAACAATCACCGCTGAAATTAACGTGTTGCCAGATACAAGCACAGCAAGTACTACAACTGTTGCTGGTTACACAACATTGAGTGCTAACCGTGCAACATTACAAACAGCAGTAACATCATTTATTGCAACAACTTATCCAAACCTAGTATATAATTCAGGATTGTGTGCTCGTGATGTTGGTTATATTATTGACGCTATTGGTTACGATATAATGTTAGGCTCAAACTTCCAAACTGTTAAGTCTGGAATGAGCTATTATGAAGCACAAGCAAGTAAGGTAATTGCTTCACAAAGATCTCAGACTATTGCTTCATACAACTATCTAGCAAGTCAAATTGCTACAACATTAGCAAGTAACGCAACAGCGGCTGGCCTAGCTAATACAAGTATGGCATTGGTGGTTAGCATTTTAACTAACGGTATTGGTGAAACTCCAGAAGTACACGGTACAGTAACTTACAACAACACACTATCGACCATCCAAGGCGTAGATATTCTTCGTGCTAACGTTAACTTCTTAGCATACGAAGCTAGTGCATACATCAGTGCAAGCTACGGTGGAACAGTTACAACTACAACAGCAAGCGGTAACTTGTATACAACTAGTGCGGCTCATAATTTTGTAGTTGGTGACCCAGTTGTATTCTCTGGTACTGCTATTTCTAACAGTGGTATCACTGTTGGAACACAATATTATGTGTTAACAGCTCCAAGTACAACAACATTTACATTAACAGCAACACAATTTAGCACAACACCAGTTACAATTAGTTCAAACGGTACTGGTTCTATGACTGTTAAATATTCATACAGTCTTGCTAAGTGCTTGCGTGACACTACAAGTTTCGTCGACGCTATCACATACGATATGCGCTATCTAGGAAACTACAAGTCATTACGTGCGGCTAGATTGTACAATAATGCAGTTGCTGGTTCTATTTCTGAAAACATGTTCTTAGTACGTAACGGAACTGGTCTACGCAATATGACATTGAGCGGTTTGACTGGATATCTAAGCAACGTAAACAGCTATGGTACAAAACGTCCAACAGCTGGTGCGTATGCAAGTTTAGATCCAGGCTTTGGTCCAAACGACAGCAACGTATGGATCGTTACACGTTCATGCTATACACAAAACTGTACTATGTTTGGTTATGCTTGCGTAGGTGCAAAAGTTGACGGTGCATTACATAACGGCGGTAACCGTTCTATGGTTGCTAACGACTATACAACAATTATTGGCGACGGTATTGGTTACTGGGTAACTGGATCTAACGCTCTTGCTGAATTGGTTTCAGTGTTTAACTACTATGGTTATGCTGGTTACCTAGCAGAATTAGGTGCTCGTATCCGTGCTACTAACGGTAACAGTTCATATGGTACATATGGTGTTATTGCTGAAGGCGTTGATACTTATGAAGTACCAGTTTACGGCAATATCAATAATAGATATTTCCAAGCATTAGTTTCAAATACAGTAACTGACAGTACTAACCAAGTATTGCGTTTAGAATATTCTAATGCAGGTGCTGGTTACACTAATACTGTTACAACAATTAGTGGTTCTGGTTATAATGCGGCAGTAGCGGCTGATGAATTCCGTGATGCGGCAGTAATGGAAACTCGTATTGTTGACGTTGGTACACAAAGTAATCCAAGCGTTGGTGGTACACAGTATGTTACAGCAAGTAACGTATCTCAAGGTGGTGGTGTTGGTTATATCCAATTGGCCGCAACTGATACAGCATTGACTGGCGCATACAACAATATGCGTATTCAAACAGTTGCTGGTACAGCAGTTGGTCAGTATGCTAATATTTTAACATACGCTAACGGTACAAAACAAGCTAACATTATTAAAGACAGCTTCCAAACATTGTTTGTTACAGCAACACAAAGTTCAAATAACTTGTTAACTGTTGCAAGTACAGCAAGTTTATATGTTGGCATGCCAATTTACTTTAATACAAACATTGATAACTTAACTGGTGCATACGCGGCAGGTGTTACAAGTGTTCCAACAGTGTATTATGTAATTGCTTCTAATTTTAGCTCAACACAGTTTGCTGTAAGTACACAATCAGGCGGTAGTGCAGTTAACTTAGCAGGCGGAACAGCCGCTACTATAACTGTAACCGGTACAACTATTACAAACAATTTAATTACAGCTACAAACACACTAGTTGCTGGACAAGCAATTACATTTAGTAGTGCATTTAATGGTATTGATACTAACACAATTTATTATGTATTAGGTAATAACTTAACAACAGCTTCATTTGCTGTAAGTACATATCCGTTTGGACCATCAGTAACAATTACTGCTACAGGTAGTGCTAGCTCAACAGGTACTGTGGGTACAGCATTGTTCGCGGCAGGTTGGGATCATGTTGTTCCAGGAAATGCAGTATTGAACGTCCCAGATTTAACAACAGCATATATTGTTGAACCACGCATTAGTTATAGTGCTCCTGGTTTCTCAAGCACAGCAAGAACATTGTCAGCAGGTACTGCTTGGTCTAAAGTTGCTTACGGTGCTGGTTATTATGTTGCTGTTTCTACATCAGATAACAAGACAACATACAGTACTGATGGTAAAACATGGACTACTGGTGCAACATTACCACAAAGCGTAAGCTGGTCAAGTGTTATATACGGTGGCGGCGAAGGCGCACAAGCAACTGTATCAGTTGGCGGTTTTGGTGGCTCAAATGCGGTGTTAACAGCAGTAGTAGCTGGGCAACAAGTTACTAGCGTTAATATTGTAAGTGGTGGATTTAACTATACAACTCCTCCAACAATCGTATTCAGCGGTGGTGGTGGTACAGGTGCTACAGCAACATGTACAGTTCTAAACGGTTCTATTGCAACAGTTACAATTACAATTAACGGTTCTGGATATACTTCAGTTCCAACAGTTTCTGCACACACTGGCGCAGTATCTAGCGTATCAATGATTAGCTGGGGCAAGAACTATTATGGTACTCCAAGTTGCGTTGTTGACCAACCACAAGGATTGACTCCAACTACATTCCCATTAAGTGCTACTGCAACAAATGGAACATATTACCAAGTTAATGCTACTAAGAAAATTTATCTATGTACACAAACTGGTACAACAATAAGTACTCCTCCATCATTTGATGCGACAAGTGCTGTTTATACAAACGTTGCTAACGGTACTGCAACTTTCACTTATGTTGCTACTCAAGCAACAGTAACTCCAACATTGACAAACGCTGGTGTTAGCGCATTGACAGTTGGTATTGCAGGTTATGGTTACACTAGCGTTCCAGCAGTAACAATTCTCGATAGCGGTGCTAAGTTTGTTGCTTTATCAAGCAGTTCAACAGACGTTGCATACGCATCAGTAGCTAGTTTAGGAACTTCTTGGACTAGCACTGTATCAGATGCAAGTACAAACCGTACATTTGTGTCAGTTGCTTACGGCGGCGGCTACTATGTAGCAGTTGGCGGCGCAAGCGGAACTGGTGCTATTGCTTCTAGTTCAGATGGTATTACATGGCTTGCTCGTACAGGTAGTGCATTAGGTGCAGGTTACTACTCAGCAGTTGCATACGGCGCAGGACGTTTTGTTGCAATTAACAATGGCGGTCGTGTAACAACTATTTCAACAAATAGCGGTGCATCATGGACTGGCGGCGGTTTATTACCAAATACAACAACAGCATGGTCTGGACTAGCATATGGTAACGGACGTTTTGTTGCAATTTCAAGCGACGGCATCAATACAGCTTACAGTACAGACGGCGGTGTAACATGGTATGCAAGTTCAGCTGGTATGCCAGCAAACCAACAATGGGGCGCAATTGCCTACGGTAGCGGTCAATTCGTTGCCGTACCAAATATGCCAACTCCAACAATTACAGCAACAGCTTCAACAAGTAATTTAATTACATTGAGCAGTACAACTGGATTAAACGTTGGTAACACTATTATTCCTGCAACAGTTACTCAAACTACTACATCTAGTTTAACTTCAACTGCTACTGCTACTTCTTACAACCTTGCTAGAATTGCAGGAACAGTGGCAACACTACCAGCATTGACCGGAACATTTGCTAACGGTATGGTATTAACAGGCGGTTCAATCACTGCTGGTACATACATTACTGCTACAAATACATTTACTGCTACTGGTTCAAGTATTGCAGGCACAACATTAACAATTGGTACAGTTACTTCTGGTACAGTTGCTATTGGACAAGCTATTACTGGCCCAACATTTAGCAATACAAGTGCTATGATTATGCCAGTCAACGGTAACTTAGTGTTGTCAGGTACAACTACAGGTACTGTTGCTCCAGGTCAAATCTTAAACGGTACAGGTGTAACAGCTAATACAGTTTACGTAGCAAACCCAGTTAGTTCAAGTGCTACTGGTGCGATTGCGGCAGGTACTACAGCAACAATTACAGCTACAATTAGTGGTACAACTTTAACTGTAACAGCTAACAGTGGTACAATTCAACCTGGTATGGTATTAACAGGTGGTACCGTTGCGGCAGGTACATTTATTGTAACTAACTTAACTGGTACCCCAACAAGTGCTTCTAGTACATGGACTGTTAACGTAAGTCAAACAGCTACTGGTGTTACTGGAGCTACTCCAATTGTATTAACATTAAGCGGTACATTTACTAACACATTTGCTCCAGGTACAGTAATTTCTGGCGGTACAACAACTGCTGGTTCATACATTACTGCTCAAGCAACTGCAACAGCAGGTGCAGTAGCAACACAAAACTTTGCTTCAGGCGGTGCACCGGGTTCATCAACAGTTACACTAGCGGCTGGTACTAACTTTGCTCCAGGTCAATTGTTTGTTGGTACTGGTGTGTTTGCTAACACATTTATTACTAACGTAACAAGTGCTACAATTACATTAAGTCAGCCATTCCACACACAAGCAAGTGGTTCTTACAACGGATATGCGGCAGGTATTGCAGGTACTTATAACGTAACTCCAACACAGTCGGTTACAAGTACAACAATTACTGGTACAACTAATACAACAAACTCATCAACATTTGTTGCATTGACAAGTACAATTACTGGTACATTGAATGCTTATATTAGTGCTAACTTATCTGGTGCTGGTAACGGTTCAACATGGACTATTACAAGTGGTGCGGCAAGTACAACTGTTGCTTCAACAACAATAACAGGTACAAGTTTCACAGTTAATAATAGCCAAACACAAACTGCCACAACAATTACTGGTACAAACAACCTAGTAACAGTTGGATCAACAACTGGTATGACAGTGGGCGAGCCAATTGTGTTTACTTCAGTTATACAAAATACTACAGTTAGTGCTGTAGCAACAACTGGTAACTTAATTACTGTTGGAACAACAGCTGGTATGGTGGTAGGTGAACCAATTACATTTGGTGCAGTTACACAATCTGGTACATTAAGTGCCGCGGCAACAAGCGGTAACTTGTTTACTATTAGTTCAACTAGCGGTCTAGTAGTTGGAGAACGTATTGTGTTTACAAGTGTAACACAAACACCAACATTAACAGCTACAACACACAACGCTTCTAGCTTAACCGGTTATATTGCTGGTACAACATTGACAGTTATGTTTGCTCCAACAGGTGCAGTAACAGCTGGTATGTTGTTATCAGGTGCAGTTACTACTGGCACATATATCACTGGCCAATTAACAGCTACAAACTCAGCGGCCGCAACTACTACTTCAAGTACAGGTAGTGGAGTAAGCACTATTGTAGTTGCAAGTGCAACTGGTGTAGCGGCTAACCAATTGATTGCTGGTACAGGTATTCCTAACGGAACATTTGTACGCAGTGATTATACTACTGGCACAACTATTAACTTGGTTGATATCAATAATGCTCCAGTGTTAACAACACAAGCATTAGGTAGCGTATCATTCTACACACCAGGACAGCAAGGTACTTACACAGTAACTCCAAGTCAAACAAGTGGTAGTTCTGGTAGCCCAATATCAATGACTGGTACAGAAGATACAATTACTTTAAGTTCTAATACAGGTATTGTTCTCGGTGAGTCATTCCAAGTTGGTACTAACGTAGGCGGATTGTTAAGTGCTTCTACATACTATGTAACTGAAATTATTGGTTCTACTAAGATTTCAGTAGGTACAACTAGCGGTGCAACAAGTAACTTTACAGTAACTACTACAACATCACAAAGCGTTGCTACAACAGCTGGCGCAGTGTTTGGCGGTATTACTTCAGGTACAACATATTACATTGCAAGTATTCCAACTCCAGGCACAAACGGAACAATTACATTGTTCACAGCCTATGGTTCAGGTGCTGTAACAGTATCTGGCGCGGCAAAGGGTGCATGGACATTTGTAGCAGGCGCGGCGTTAGGTAACTTGAGTGCTGTTACAACTTACTACATTGCAAGTATTCCAACACCAGGCGCTGGCGGAACAATTACTGTAAGTTTAACTTACGGTGGATCTGCAATTGATCCAGGTAACGGTAACGGAGCTTGGACAGCTCAAGCAGGCGCTACATTTGGTGGTATTACTTCAGGTACTTCATACTTTATTAGTGAAGTTGTAAGTAGTACGCAAGTCGCAATTACTGGTACATTTGTTGGTTCATTAGGTAGCAACCTATCATTAACTAATGCGGCCGGTAGCTGGACTGTAGTGGCTGGTGCATACTTAGGTAACTTAGTATCTGGTAACACATACTATATTAAATCTATCAGCGGTAACCAAATCACTGTTAGTGCAATTAGCCCAACAGGTACAACATTTGCTCTAATCGATGACACTGGTTCTTGGACAAGTAAAACAGGTTCAGCAGTTTGCGCTACAAGTTGGGACGGTTTCAACTGGTATCCACAAACACTAGGTGCTTCTTCAGCATGGAGTGGCATTACATTCGGTAACCCAGCAAGTGCTACACTAGGAGCTCAACCACAATTTGTAACAGTATCTAAGACAACAGGAACAACAGCGGCCACAATACGTTCAGGTGCAAGACCACTAGGACGTACTAAAGCAGTTGCAGGACTTGTATCAGAAATTAGAATGATTGAACCAGGTAGCGGATTTGGTAAAGGTAACGTAACTGCTACAACAGTTACAACTAACGTAATAACAGTTGATGATATTACATTCCTAAGCACAAGTTTAGCTAATAATCAACCAATCGAGTTTAATGCAAGTTATGGTAACTTAACAACTAATACAACATACTATGTAATTGGTTCAAGCGTTACCGCTGGTTCTGGTACAACTGGTACTTTCCAAGTAACAGCTAATGCAGGAAGTACAACTCCTGTGGCGTTGACAACAACAGTTCCAAGCGGTATGATATACAACGTTGGTCCAGTCGTAACAATTATGGATCCAAACCACGTTACAAACGTAGGAACTCGTGTACGTATTAGCAACGGTGCTTTAGGTAACCCAAGCTTCACTAACCGTGGTACAAACAATAGCACTGCTACAGCAAGTACATTGGGCGATGGTTATAGTGATTTGTATCAAAACAGTCAGTACATTAACATTTCTAACTTGTATCAAATTCCAAGTGCAGGATGTAACGTACAGTTTGCTTCAATTACAGGCGACAACCAGTGGTATAAACTTGTAACTGTTACAAACGTTCTAGGTGTTCCTGGTAATTACACAGCGCAGTTTACAATTAATCCTGCGTTAACAACTTTACTAGCACCACCACAAGGCACACTAGTTACAACACGCTTGAAATATTCACAAGTTCGTTTAACTGGACATGACTTCTTGTACATCGGTACTGGTAATCAAGCACAAACCAACTATCCATATGTTGATGCTTCTAAGGCTAGCCAAGCTAACCAAAGCAAACAAACAGGTGGCGGTCGTGTGTTCTTTACAAGTACTGACCAAGACGGTAACTTCAACGTTGGTAACTTGTTCGGAGTTCAACAGTCAACTGGTACTGCTACATTGAACGCTAGTGCGTTTAACCTAGCTGGTTTGCAATCGTTGACATTGGGCGCGGTAAGTTTAGGAGTTGGATCAGCTACAATTACACAATTTAGTACAGATCCGTACTTTACAGCTAACAGCGATAACGTTTTACCAACGCAAAAAGCTATCAAGAGCTTCATTACAGCCCAAATTGGTGGCGGACAAAGTACTTTGAACGTAAATACAATTACAGCGGGTCAGATTTATATTGCTAATAACAGTATTGCTAACACCACAGGAAATCAGATTTACGTAAGTTCGAAGATGTTGTTTACGGGCGGAATAGATGGATCCCCAGTGGCTCTTGTATTCTTTGGACAAAAATAAAATTATTGGAGAAATAAAAAATGGCATCAGGACGTTTAAATATAAGCAACGCGGCAGTCCAGTTAGGCTCGACAAATACAACATTGTACATTGTTCCTACTGGTAACTATGCTGTGTTCAACGTTTCATTAACAAATACATCTGCTAGCGCAGTAACTATTCAACTAGCACTAACAACTAGTGCTAGTCCACAAACACAAGACTGGATTGAATACGGTACAACAATTCAACCTAAAGGCGTTTTTGAACGTACAGGGCTTGTATTGCAAGCAGGTATGTACGTTGTTGGTCTAGCAAGTTCAGCTAGTGTTATTAACGCTACTGTATACGGTATTGAAACATCAACATCATAATAAGAGATTAAACCATGGCACGATATAATACATTACCGACATCGACAATCACCACGGGCGCGGCGGCGGTACCGACACCTGCCGCTGGTTTAGTCACAACATTTAGTGGAACTGCTCCGTTTCAAGTTACTTTACCTGATCCTCCTGCTAACCCAGGTGTTGCTCAAAGTTTTTACAATAATAGTACAGGTGTTGTTACACTGGCAACTAACTCAGGAACTGCATTATTTGCCGGGCCAGGAGCATCTGGTGCTGTAACACAACCAATGGCACGTTTTGCATTTTATACATTAATATCTGATGGTACATCATATATTCTAGCTACTAACTTAGGTGGCGCTGTTAGTGCAAATACTTTAAACGTAACAAGTACTGCTACTGTCAGTGGTTTAACAACACTTAACTTAAACACTAACAGTTCAAGTGCTAGTGCAGGCGGTACATTGCAGGTAACTGGTGGTATGGGTATTACACAAGATTTATGGTACGGTGCTAACTTAATTGGTAGCGGTACTGGTTACTTGTTACCTCCAAAAGGTTCAACAGCTCAACGTCCAACAGGTGTCGCTGGTCAGATTCGTTTCAACTCAGATAGCGGCTTTGGTTTCTTAGAAACATATAACGGTACTAACTGGGGTCCTTTAGGTAATAACAACAGTACTTGGTATTTCCAAACTATTACAACTAGTCAAACTGTTGGTACATGGACTTGGAACTGGGTTAAAACAGCTACTGGTTCGTTTACAATTACTTTACCAGCAAGTCCGGCACAAGGCGATACTGTAAAAGTAGTTGACGTTGATATTAACGCTAACAGTAACAACATTACGATTGCCGGTAACGGACAAAACATTCAAGGTAGTGCAAGTGCATTGACAGTATCAAGTAACTCTGCGGCCTTTGACTTAGTATATTACAACTCATCCTACGGATGGCGTATTATCTACGTTTAATATTGTAATAATACATATAGGAAATTATTCATGGCAACATACGGAAGTTATAAACAAATTAAGACAGATCAGTTACAAAACGGATCTGTGGCTACTGCTAACTTATGTTTAGGCGCCGGAATTGGAAATTGCACAACTTGGGTTTTTAACAACAGGGGCATGTGTTGTAATGCATGTTCCCAGTTTGGTTGTAACGAACAAACAAACGGATGCTGTTGCTTGTGGACAGTCCCGGCTAACGTAAGTTGTGTAACATTTGAAATCTGGTCAGGCGGTGGTGGCGGAGCGGGTATGATTTGTTGTAATTATTGCGGATTCTCGTGGGGAGGAGCCGGCGGTAATTATGCTATCAAAACTATTTCAGTATGTCCAGGTTGGCAATATACTGTTTGTGCAGGCGGAACATGGCCATGTAACCAGTCGCATACATGCGGAGCTGGTATGGGGTGTGCATCGTGGGTACAAGGATGTAATTTAAATAACTTCTGTGCTACTGGCGGATGCGGTGGCTATATGTGTGACGGCGATGCATGGGGTGGCCCAAGCGGTTATCACCATATGGGTTGTGCTAACTGTGCTGTTATGGGATTCTGTGGCGCTGACTTTGGCGTTATGGGAACTGTTGGAACACGTTTTGGTCAAACAATGTGTCGTTGTAACGGTGTTACTAACTGGGCGGGCCAAGCACCTTTCATGGGCAAAATAGTTGTTACTTCAAGTTCAGAAACTTGGTGTACATGTGCTTGTTGGACTAACTGGCCAGCAGGCGGCGGCAATAGTGGAATTTCATCTTATTGCGGTGACCACGCAAAACAATGCGCAGGTGGCGGCCCAGGCGGTAGTGGTATTGTTAAAATTACAATGAGTTAAAATATGGCAACCTATTCAAGTTACAAACAGATTATTAATGACAATATTTCAAGCGGATCAGTTGCGTCTGGAAATTTACAGTGGAATGCAAGACCAAAACAAACTGTGTTTTGGGTATATAACAACCGCGGGCTTTGCTGTAATGCTTGTGCAAACTACGGTTGTGCAGAACAGGCTAACGGATGTTGCTGTTATTGGGTAGTGCCAAACGGTGTTACTCGCGTAACATTTGAATTGTGGTCAGGCGGCGGTGGAGGAGCAGGTGCAATTTGTTGTAACTATTGTACTTTTGCGGTTCACGGCCAAGGCGGAAATTATGCAATGGCATCTATTGCTACAGCACCAGGTTGCGGATATACAATATGTGCAGGCGGTTCGTGGCCTTGCACACAATCACATACTTGCGTAGCAGGTATGGGCTGTGTTACATACGTGTGCGGATATAATTTAAATAATTTATGTGCATATGGCGGTTGCGGTGGCTTAAACTGCGACGGTGATGCATGGGGTCTTTACTGTATGAATAGTGGATGTGCAAACTGTAACATTTGCGGATTCTGGGGTGCAGACTTTGGTATTATGGGATCAAGTGCATTCCACTTAGGACACGGTGGATGTCACTGTTCAGGTGCAGACGGTATGATTTCCGGTGCGGCACCGTTTATTGGTAAAGTAGATATTACAAGTACAACAGAATCGTGGTGTAATTGCGGATGTTTTGTTAACTGGCCAGCAGGCGGCGGCACAACCGGAAGCTCTAGTTATTGCGGAAACCACGCAAAAATGTGCGCAGGCGGAAGTGGACAAGGCGGAAGTGGTATTGTTAAAATTACCTACGCATAAGGAATAAAAAATGGCAAGTTATGCAAGTTATAAAAAGATAATCAACGATAACCTTCCGGCAAACGTTGTTCCTGGTTCTGCTATTCAGACAGGTGCAGGTGCGGCTTTTGGAGTACAGTGGATTTTCAACTACCGAGGAATGTGCTGTCAGAACTGCGCAAACGCAGGCGGATGCTGTGAGCAATCGAACGGATGTTGCTGTTATTGGACTGTACCTGCTAACGTAGGTTATGTAACATTTGAAATTTGGGGCGGTGGTGGCGGTGGCCCTGGCCAAACTTGCTGTAACTGCTGTTCGTTTGCAACAGGCGGCGCAGGTGGATCTTACGCAAGTCGTTCTATCTGTGTATGTCCAGGCTGGAACTATACTATTTGTGCTGGCGGTTCGTGGCCTTGCAACCAATCACATACTTGTGGTGCACCAGGTGGATGCGTAAGTTGGATTCAAGGATGTAATCTAAGCAATTTCTGCGTATATGGCGGATGTGGTGGCCTAATGTGTAACGGTGACGCATGGGGTTTATACTCAACAGCATACGGCTGTGCTAACTGTACAGCAGGTGGCGGATGTGCATGGTGGGGAGCAGACTTAGGTTTTGCAGGATCTATGGGATCTAACGTTGGTAACGGATACTGTCACTGTGCTCGTCAAGGTGGATTTACTGGAGCGGCACCTATTATTGGTAAGTTCCAAGGTGTAGCGAACCACGAAACATGGTGTGCTTGCGGTTGTTATGTTAACTGGCCAGCAGGCGGCGGAATGCCAGGGCGTTCTAGCTATTGCGGTGACCACGCAAAACAATGCGGCGGAGGCTCTGGACAGGGCGGAAGTGGTATTGTTAAAATAACTTATATGTAATAAATAAAAAGCGGAGAAATTATAAATGGCACAAGATATTCAACAAGGAAACGAGCAATGTACAGTACAATTTACATTCAGAATTCCTGATCAGTGGCGAGGAAATACATTTGATTTGGGATTAACTGGAACTTGGACTTATCACGGTCCACGTTGGTTAGCATTCCAATTTGACATGAATACAGGAAGAGAAGCAGGATGGTGCTTAGTTAGCGATCGCGAACACGAGCGTCCTTTGGCATTAGATTGTGTTCGTGTATTAGTAGATGCAACAGCAAGTGACGAAAATGCACTTTTAGCTGAAATTTGCAACGACACAGGTAATCGTGCTGAAGTAGATTTTAGAACATTACGTAAATGGCGTATTGCACACCAAGCACCTGAAGGTTATACTAGTTTAGAAGAGCCTGAAGAAGTATGCCCACGTGATATCTACGACGAATTTAACGTTACATACGATTTTGAAACACATCATTTCAATATTCCGTTAAAAGATCTAGAACTAGAAGGCTGGAATTTTGATATCACTTGGGATGACATTAGAAAAATTCGTGATAGAATGTTATCTAGTACTGATAATAAACTTGCGGCAGATATGCCAGAATCTGCACAAGCTCCGTGGAGACGTTATCGCCAACTACTTCGCGATTTGCCACATGCTCTAAAAGATTTTCCACCAGCTATTGCGGCACACATGTTCCCAATTGAGCCATATGAAAAACCATTAGGTGATCCAGGTGGTCCGGGTGCAGACAGAGAATCAACAGCAGGTATTCCAACTATTGAACCAGCGGTACGTGTTATGTATACTGGCGGAACTACTGCTCCAGGATATTAATTTATCATACTAATAAAAACAGCACTTTGGTGCTGTTTTTTTTTGGCTCAGTAATACAGTTATAAATAATTCCATGAGTATTGATATGATTAATCCGTTTCCGTGTTTTATTGGAGAAACAATTTTAGATATAGATGACGAAACGCATCGGGGTCTGTTTGAACTAGTAGATCAAATACGAGAAAAAATGACTACAGATTTAATTTCGTATTCATCTTATTTTCATATTCCTAGTGTACATAATGCAAACAAACATTATAGTGTACTTTCAGAAAAAATAACTTATGCGGCTAACAAATATTATAGAACCTTAAAAAATATAGAAGAACCTATAGATACTTTGCGTATGCAACGTATGTGGATTAATGTTTTCAAACAACACGGGTACACTACATTTCACGATCATTGGGAATTGCCGTTTTCGTATACATTTTATTTAGACGATAGCGACACTCCTTTAAGATTTATGCACCCAAGTCAAATAAAAAGTACAAATTATCATTTTATAAAACCAAAACGTCACAAACTAGTTATTTGGCCTGGTTGGCTAATGCATGAAATTATGCCAAACAGAACTACAGATGATAGGATATCTATAGCAGGAAAACTTAACTGGACACAGCATTGGTTAACACCAGACGGGAGACCTCATGACAATGATCCGTTAGATAAACCAAAAGATTTATTATGAAAAAAAGTTTAGGTGTAATTGGGACAGGTAGTGCTGGCATTCTTACATTGGCACATTTTATTAATATATTAGGAAATGATTGGGACATCGTTTCGATACATAATCCTAATATCAATCCTATAGGTATAGGTGAAAGTACTAATCCTAGTTTTATGGAAACTATGGAATTAGGTCTAGATTTTAGCATGGTAGATGATTTAAAACATTTAGATGCTACATTTAAATTTGCCACACGTTATAAAGAATGGAAAAGCGACTATGTAGATAGCCCATTAATTGCCGGCCGATGTGCTATACATTTTAATACACACAAACTACGCAACTTTGCATTATCAAAATTTGCAAAATTATGGCCTGAAAAGTTTAAGGTACTCGAAGGTAATGTTGATAGCTTAGAAAATATTATATTTGGCCAAAATACCGTTAAAGATTCAGCTGTAAAAGTAGTAGTAGACGGAATTGCATATCAATTTGACTACATAATCGATTGTAGAGGATTTCCTAAAGACTATTCTGACTACACTATATGTAATATGCCAGTTAATCATGCCATTGTACATAATAAAATGATACCCGGCGACTGGAATTATACAGGACATCGGGCCACTTTACACGGCTGGATGTTTGAAATACCTTTACAAACTAGACAAAGTTACGGTTATTTGTTTAACGATACTATCAATACAGTAGAAGAAGCTAAAGATAATTTTAGTAAAGTAATTAATGTTCCAGTAGAAGAACTAGATAGCATAGAATATAAATTTAAAAGTTATTATTGCAACACTCCAGCTAATGGCAGAATATATAAAAACGGAAACAGCTTTGGATTTTTTGAGCCTATGAGTGCTACCTCATTATGGATGTATAATTGTTTAAATTTAATCTACGAAAAAGAAATAATGGCCACCGAATTTGGCACGCCGCTACCTCAAGCTGAAACTAACAGATTAGCAATAGACCGTGCCCTAGCCGCCCAGGAATTAATTTGCTTTTTTTATCACGGCGGTAGTAATCATGATACTGAATTTTGGAATCGTGCCACAACCATTGCAAAGGATTTTCTTGCAAGCAGGAACTTTATTAAACAACTAACAGAAGTAATGTCGGAACCCGTAAAAAACGGTACACCTTTCACCAAATATTTGGCTTTACCGTTTGGTGCTAGGTCTCACTATTATTTTGATAAACGGTTTGGACATCATTATTTTACAGAGCCAGAATAACTTGTTGCCTCCAAAATCTGCTATAAATATCTTGCTATTTTAAATGTAAGATGTTATAGTAGTACAATAGGAGATCAAATTGTCAAGACCAAAAGCATATTTTATGAACGGTGGCACAGGCCGTGTTATCTGTTCAATTCCAGCCTTTGAAAAGCTGTTAGAAACTGAAGAAGATTTTATTATTGTGTGTGAAGGCGGTACAGACATGTACAAAGGCCATCCAGAACTACACAAACGAGTCTATGACAATTGGCACAAGGGATTATTTCAACAATTCTTAAAAGATAGAGACATTGTTACGCCTGAACCATATCGTGTTTGGGAATATTATAATCAAAAATGCAGTCTTGCACAAGCATTTGACATCGCCATCAATAATAAGGGCATTCGTGATTTGCCTAAACCTACTATAAGATTAAACAAAGTTGAAATGACCAATGGATATAACATTGTTCAAGAAGTAAAATCTAAAACAGGCTTTGACAAAGCAATCGTAATTCAGCCGTTTGGTCGCGGCATTCAAAGACAAGGCGAAATGGTTATCGATCCTAGCAGTCGTAGTATGCATTTAAACAATGTCATTGAAATTATTAACGAACTTAAAAAAGAATATGCTGTAATTTTAATGAACGAGTTTCCTATTGTATTAGAAGAAAACGACACGGGCAAATATCCAATAGCACAACCACAAATACCAGACATTCGTACATGGGCCGCGGTTATTGATGTTGCGGATCATTTCTTAGGTGTAGATAGTGTAGGACAACATATTGTAAAAGCAATGGGTAAAACTGCAACTGTAATCTGCGGTGCAACTTATCCTATTAATATTTCATATCCTAACAATCCTGATTTTGACATCATTGATTTAGGCAAGGAAGATCGTGTGTATGATCCAATTCGCTTAACTATGGAAGAAGAAGTTAATCGTGCAAATGATGAAGTTATGGAAATGGACAAATTTCAAATACAAGAAGTATTAAAATCTGTACGTAAGCGTCTAGGTAAGTCTACAAGATTCAAAGGAAAATTTGTAGCACCACAACAAGACGCATCTTGCTGTGCAGTAGAAGGACAGACACAACCAACAGCACCAACACAACCGGTATTTTCAACATCTGGTGGTGCATTAAAACTTGAAAATTCAGGAGTAAAATAATGAGTCAATGGATTGCCGCAATAACTCGCGGACACAACGGCGGAGTATGTTTATTAAAAGACGGCGAAATTGTATTTGCCATTGAAGAAGAACGTCTAAGTCGTAAAAAATACGACGGTGGTCCATTTGCATCGATGGTTAAAATCTTGGATTACACTGATAAATTAGACTATCTTGTAATTGCACATACACAACCACTACAAGAAACTGCTGGTAAAGTAGATTTTACAGGCGACGATGTATATACTGGCCTTGCACGTAAGTTAGGTCTTATCGAACGTAACGTTAATACACGCGAACATCCACAAGTTATTGACCTAAGTGTAATGCATCATAAGTTACACGCGGCTTGTGCGTTTTATCGTTCAGGTTTTGAAGATGCAGTTAGTGTTGTTATCGACGGCGCTGGCACATTTATTCCAATGCAATTTGATGGCAACCAAGAAATGACATGGGAATTAGAAAGTATCTTTACATGTCGTTACCCAGCAAACTTTACAACATTGTATAAACACCAAGGCGGTCGCGGGCCATGGGGCGGTGCATTGATTAGTGACATGCCATCTACGTTATACGGCGAAGAAGGCACACACGAATTAGCTATCGATGACAGTGCAGGTATTACAAAAGCATACGAAGCAGTTACACAATACTGTGGCTGGAGCCCAATCGAAGCAGGAAAGACAATGGGCTTGTTCCCGTACGGCGAACCTAACGATAAAATTCCTCCAATCTATAGTGACGGCAACGGTGGCAAATGGCGTACAACTGATCGCAATTTAATTATTCCAACATATCCAAATGGCGCACAAGTAAATGCTGGACGTTATGCTGAATTAGATACAGATTATGAAGTATTAAAAGAAATAGAAGATGTTACTACACTACAAAACCGTAGAGATATGGCCTACGCTGTACAAACACAAAGCCAAGAAGAAGCACTACGTGTTATTCTCAAAGCAGTTGAAATGTCAGGCATCAAAAATGTAGTATTTTCAGGCGGATACGGATTAAACTGTGTTGCTAACTATTTCTATCTTACAAAATTAAACGAACTAGGTATTAATTTTTATGCAGAACCTATCAGTAATGATGCAGGTACATGTATTGGCGCGGCATTACTAGTACATCATAAAATGAATGAAGACGATCGAGTGCGTCCTTATGCAGACAGTTTATATTTAGGTCCTGCATATTCTTATACTGACGAAGAAATTAACAAAACAGTTAACAAGTATAATGCTAAAATTACAAAAGCCACGCACGAAGATATTGTTAAGTTGTTGCGTGAAAAGAATATTGTTACAATGTTCCAAGGCCGTAGCGAAAGCGGCCCACGTGCGCTAGGAAATAGATCAATTTTGTTTGATCCTACATTCCCAGATGGTAAAGACTTTGTTAACGTGGTTAAACGCCGTGAATATTTCCGTCCTTTTGCCGGTAGTATCCTAGCAGAACACGCACACGAATGGTTTGACATGCGCGGCAAAGAAGAAACCCCGCATATGATGTATGCTATGAATTGTCAGCCTGGTATCGCTGAAAAGATTCCTAGTATCATTCACGTCGACGGTACTTGTCGTATACAAACAGTTAAGCGTGAGCAGAATCCGCACTACTATGATTTAATTACCGAGTTTTATAAAGTAAGCGGAATGCCTATCTTGTTTAATACAAGTTTTAATCTAGGCGGTGAACCACTAGTCGAAACATTAGATGATGCAGTACGTACACTTGCTAACAGCTTGATGGAATATTTGTATTTGCCAGAATACGGATACTTAATCGAGGTTAAAAATGTCGATGATTAAGAAATTTATTGACGAAAAAGAAGTATTTGCCATAAATGATCAAATCGAATGGGCCGTTCATGAAATAGGTCCAGGTAAATCTAAAGTTATTGTATGTGATAATTTTTATAAAAATCCAGATATGGTTCGAGAATTAGCACTATCTATTCCTCCTAGTGTTAATGAACGTATTGCTAGTAATTTACCAGTTGGTCCGGATAGCGGCCGTATTAATGCATTTTATATGTTTGATCATTTCGCCACTCCTATCGAAGAAATGTTTAAACAATCATTGCCTGAGATATACGAAAAAGCTCCAACTGGTTATTTTCAACAGTCGTTTTTAAACGCTACATTTCTAGTTAATGTTATGACTGGAAAAAATCTGCCGCCTCGTGTTCCGCATTGTGATGCACCGCATCCGTATTTGTATGCGGCTGTAATTTTTCTAAACACACCAGAAGAATGCCAAGGCGGTACAGCATTTTATACATTTGGTGGTAATCATAAAGGCAATGCTAATACTATGGATGTCGAAGGCAAAATTCCAATGGATCACTATGTTACAGACAGTGAAGAAGATTGGGAAATGCTCAAACTAGTTGAAATGAAGTACAACAGATTTGTAATGTATCCGCAATGGCAATATCACACAGCATATATTAAACCTGATATGTTTGTAGACGGCACATATAGAATTAATCAATGTTTTTTCATATGACTGAAATTGATTTTAATCATTTAAAGTCTTTTTTTGATCCCGAACGATGGGATATCGGCCTGCTGGACGGTTTTGAGACTGTACAATGTTGTTTACAACCTAATAGAATGCAAAAATCTGCGCCGTACGGAGTTGCATATGATGCCGGATCTCGAGAATTAATAGAATCCGAAACTCATCATACTCTTGTAATTATTAGAAAAGCAGATTACAGTCAAGATTATGCCATGTTAAACTACGAATCTCGTAAAATCATGACTGAGATATTTGGCGAAGATGATGTATCCTGGACTAACCCTTACATAGATTTAACCGTGCCTGTGGTAAATTCTATATGGTATACCATTTGGCTTAATAGTAAGGCCGCGGCTATCACTGCTAACTTAGGTGTAAGAGCTAAAAATAGTATGGTACATACTTACAAATTTGGTTTTCATGCTAAGATAGCAACTTACGGAATACGTATTCCTATTACAAATTATGAAAGAAATCAAAAAAAATCTGATTTGTTAGATGCTTGTTTAACTTGTAATTTATGTGTGGATAGATGTCCTGTAAAAGCAATACATCCGGAGCCTCCCTTTCCGTTTATTGATTTGTTTGCATGCCATGATCAGCTGGCAAAAACTAGTCGTAAAAATTGGAAGCACGATTTAGAATATAGCAACACAGGAAAATTAGTGTCTCCTTTAGAAAAAGGATACAATATGTGTAATATATGCCAAACACAAGAACCGTGCAATACAAATATTATTAAGGAATTAATTAAATGAAAATTATAATTGTAGGTGGAGGAAGCAGTGCATGGTTATCTGCGTCCTACTTATTAAACAATGTTCCGAAGGTAGAAATTACCGTTATTGACAAAGAAGTAGGTAATCCTGTCGGAGTGGGCGAAGCAACTATACTTAATTTTGGCACTTTTATGGAAGAGTGCGGATTTGCTAAAGCAGAATGGCTTTATGAATTAGATGCTACATTAAAAACAGGCATTATGTTTCCAGGCTGGGGCACAACGGATAATGAAGTATGGCATCCTTTTCAGACTAATGTAACATATCCTGATAGTAGCAGTTTAGATGTATGGGCACAACAACAAGATTTACCCTTTAAACGATATGCTACCACAAATTATGATGCGGCTACTAGTAGATTAATCGATTTTACAGCACCTGATCAACGATTTGGATATCATGTAGATTGTGGTAAGATGGTTGTTTATATTCAAAAGAAAATAAAAAGTTTTGTAACCTGTATTAATTCGGCAGTTACAGAAGTTATTAAAGATGATGAAGGTAATATTAACAAACTAGTATTAAACAACGGCGAAGAACATACAGCAGATTTATATATAGATTGCACCGGATTTATTAGTTTATTAAAAGAACAAAAGTTTGTTGACATAACCGGTAGATTATTCTGCGATACCGCAATAGCATGTCGCATTGATTTTGAAGACAAAACAACAGAAATGCTTCCCTATGTAATAAGCGAAGCAGTAGAGCATGGATGGATATGGAAAATTCCTACACGTAGTCGTATTGGCTCTGGTTTAGTCTTTAACAGAAATATAACTCCTATCGAAGAAGCAAAACAATATCTGGCCGACCACTGGAATGGCAGAGTTAAAGTTGAAGATATGAAAGTCATTGACTGGACTCCTAGATATTGTAGTAACATGTGGCAAGGTAACATAGTTAGTGTTGGACTAAGTGCAGGGTTTATCGAGCCTTTAGAAAGTACTGGATTATTTTTAATACAAATGGGTATCAAACTATTAGCAGAAAAGATTAAATTAAGTTTTTACGATACTGCAAATATTAATTTATACAATTCACAAATGACAAAATATTTTGAAGACGGTATAGATTTTGTCGGCATGCATTATGCAAATACAGAGCGTACTGAACCTTTTTGGCAGTATGTTAAAGAAACATTCAAAGAATCTGTGCTACAACAGCATTATAGGATGATAATGCTTGATCCAAATGTAACATTTGTCGATGTATGTAAACCAAACTTAACAAATAATACAATCTTTAATCCTATTAACTGGTTTATATGGCTCGCCCAACTTGGATATCCTGTAAATAAATCTGCATTTCATTTGCACCCTGATAGAATTAAGTTTCTTATAAAAGTATTTGAACGCAACGAACAAGTCAGAGTCTTAAGAAGCATACCGCATAAAGATGCGCTTGATGTTATCCTGTTAGAAGGTATGAATAACGGCTATGTCCCAAGCGAAATTTAAAATAACTATTGGTCTTGATAGGGACGGTACTATAAACGAAGATCGAGGATACATTGGTCATCCTGATGCGTTTGTGCCTATTGACAAAAGTTTAGAAGCCGTAGCACAAATACGTGCTAAGGGTTACAATATTGTTGTATTAACTAACCAAGCAGGCATTAGTAAAGGATTAATGACACCAGACGACGTTGATAGAGTAAATCAGCGTATGTTAGAAATGTTAGGCGAAGCAGGTTGCCCTAGCATTGACGGTATTTACTACAGTACAACTAGCATGAAACAAGACATTTATGCTAAACCTAATGTTGGCATGTTTCAACGTGCTGAAAAAGAAACAGGTGTTAAATTTAAAGGCGGTGCTTACGTTGGCGATAAGATGAGCGATTTAAAAGCCGCTATGAAAATGGGTGCAACTCCTGTATTAGTAAGAACAGGGCATGGACTTGAAACAGAACAAGATTTAAACAAATACGCTTATCGAGAAATTAAAAAGAAAGTTGCTATCTTTGATAATTTGTGGGCGTTTGCATCAGCACTACCATATAACGAGGAATAATCATGGGACCAGAAGGCAGTAATTTAAAGTTTTCAGAAAACTTTCAAGATTGGTTTGTACTACAAGAAACTGGTTTTAAATCCGATGGATTCTTTGTTGACATCGGTGCAGGTGACGGCATAACTGCTAGTAATACATACTTGTTAGAGAAATTTTACAAGTGGGGCGGTATATGCGTTGATCCTAACCCGTTTTTTACACAAACATTGGCTGGTGTTAGAAATAGTTTTTCTAGTACGCTATGCGTACACGAAGAAACTGGTAAAATATTGCCTTTTAAGTTCAATGCCAATGAAGAATTGTTTTATGGTTGGAATTTTAGAGCGGGCTTGACACAACATTTAGATCAAATCGATCCAAAAATTGATCAATATTTTGTAACAATTAATGTTCTTACAATTTCACTAAGTGATTTACTTAAATTATATCACGCTCCTAAACTTATAGACTATCTAAGTCTAGATACAGAAGGTAGTGAATATTCAATACTTAAAGATTTTGATTTTAACGAGTATGACATTAGTTGTATTACTGTAGAACATTCTTTTACAGAAGATAGAGAAAAGATATACGATCTATTAGTGGCTAATGGATATCGTCGTGTAGAAGAACAGCGTAGCGGCAACGAAGATTGGTATTTGCGTAAATGAGTAAAACATTGTTCTTAGGAGATAGCCACAGTCAGGGCTATTGGACTGAACAAGTGATGTACTTGAATTATCCTCATGTTTGGCAAAATAATAATTACGCTGAAATTTATGCCAATCTTAATAACAAACACAGTATCATATATGCTATGAGCGGCGCTACTATTCAGCGTTATCCTGATTGGCTTAAAATAGCACTAGACAAATATTCAGATATTGACGAAGTATTTGTACAAGCACTACATTGGAACCGTTTTATGTTAAGCGGATCTAGCATTAAAGATTTTACTGCTGATGTACCACTCGATTATTTCATGCAAATCCATAGTAGTAATGATTTAGTTACACGTATTTCAGATGTACCTGAAGATATGGCCAACAAAGAAGGAATCAATCGTGATCATGAATTTTATCCTTCTAAAATTTCAGGTGAAGATTACGAAAGTTTAAAAGATATTCCTGCAAAGTGGCGCCCTAATTTACAAAAAGAACCCTATATCAAAGTTAAATTGTGGAGTGAGTTAATGACACACTTGCAACATCGCGAGTATTGTCGTACATTATTCTTAATGGATCGGTTGTGCAAGGAACGAAGTATTAAAATGTACTTGTGGCGTGTGAACGACCGGGTGTATATTCCAGATAATATAAATGTATACGGAGAATTAACATCTACTGTTAAGATAGAAAAGTCTGCTGAAACATATCTAAAAGAAATTGGGTTTGATATTTCACAAATGTTAATGCCCGACAACGAACACTATACGTTAGACGGGCATTTAGAAATAGCACACAAATTCCTACCTT